ACTTCAACTCCTTGACTAGCAAGCCTTTTACCACTTTCAATTAACAGTTCAAATATTTTCATTTTTAACTCTCATTACACGCCGTATTTGTTTCGTTTAGGTTTTGCAACTGGACTAACAACGTTGGTTGTTTTTAATTCTTGACTAGTTAAATCTCCGTGATTTAAATCTTTCCATTTTGCTCCTACTGCCTTGTAGGCTTTTTTAAGCATTTCTTGTTCTTGGGGTGTATATGGGTGAGTAGTCTTACTTTTGTCAACCCAACTTTTAGCATCCATATCAGGATCGTTTGTACCATCTGTACAAGCAACTGCCATACCTAAACGATATGACACATAGTCGCTGTTTCGTCTTTCAGCATCAGTATATAAATTTATACCAGTAGTTGACATGCCTTGTCGTTTAGATATTGCTCCTGCCTTAATTTCAGTTATAAATTCTTTTGCTCTCATTGGAAATATCCTTTAACCATATCTAGACCTTTTTGGATCTTTTCTCTGTCTGCATTGGCACGTGCAATAGCATCTGGGGTTTGTGCTTTGTCACGCTTTTTACCAGCAATGTCAATTTGTGCTTTTTCTTCGTAACGTTGCCAAAACTTATTCATAAAATCTTGTGCAGAGTTAAAATTTTGTAAATCACCTTTACCAAACATACCACTTGCTTCTGCACTTGAGGCAAATCCCTTCATACCATTAACTAGTTTGCTTATTTTAACATCGTTAATGTCGTTGCCAGAGAACTGTTTGAGCATGGGATCAATTCTTGGATTGTTCACGCCCATACGTTTGGCCAAATACATAAACACATCTAATATAAATGTTTTTGGATTTGTTGTCACTGTGATTATTTGTGTATCTTTTTGTTTACTAAACGGCACACGTTGGTCATCAATTACTTTAAGTTGTACTCCAGCATGTTGAATACTCATGTCAAGTATTTCACCAAATACACTGTACATGTTACCTGACAGTAAACCTTTGATACCACGTTCTGGAGTTACACGAGTAGCACCCCAATCCGCCATTTTTTGCTCATGCCACATAAAGTCAATTTGAACATAGTCTTGTTTACCAACTTGGAAAATTGGATGACCAGGTTTGCTTTCAGTTGTGTCTACATACGCAGGATTTGCAGTCTTAACAAAATCATCTGCTAGTTTATTCCAATAACCACTAAACTGTCCGTAAGTTAATCCTTCAACTGGCGGTGCAATCATTTGTAAATCAATATCGCCATAAATTGTATCTGGTCTTTCAATGGCGTCTTGTTCATGGTATGCACTGCTACCTGTTGGTCTTCCACGTTTAATTTGACCAACGTTTTTATTTTTAATAAAGTTATTGAAATCAACAACAAATCGATCTACTACAGATAAGGCAACACTTACAATTTTAGGATGTAGTACAGTGTTTTGTGTTTTGGTAGTATCCCACCCGCCTTCAAATAGATCTTTAATACGCATGATGGTCCTTATTCAAATACTTCTGGAAACTTCTGACCAAAGTTACGCATTATTACGCCTGCAACAGAATTAGCTTCATTTTCTTCTGGACTACCTGTGGCACCAACATCGTCCCCTTCAAGTTGTCCGTCTAAATCTTGTTTATAGTGAGTTAGTTCATGTGCTAGTGTTCTAAACACATCAACTGGGTGTCTATCCTTAGTGGATAAAATTATTGATTTTTCGCCTGGCTGATAACCGCCAAATGATTTGTGTGTTACTGAATATTCTTTGTTATCTATGAGATTAATTTTAGGTAACGATTCAAGACCCAATTCTTCAGAACAGTGTTTAAGAAAATGATTTAAAAGAGTAGGATCAATCCTACCTTCAAATAACAGATCTCGTATCTTCATCTTTTTTATTCTTCTTTGTAGTAATATTTTCTTTATTGATCTTAATGAGTTGTTTTATCATCTCATTTCTCATTGCTTTTGGAAAAAGTTTGTTTGGATCTGTTTTTAATTCTTTTTCTTTATAAAATTCGATGCAACAGTCGTTGATAACTTTTACGTAATCTTTACGTAAATCTTCATCTTTAACGTTCTTATTGTGCTTGTGGATCAGTGGGAGAAGTTTCTCTCGATAGATGTCATTATCATCGAGTATAAAGGCCATGACGTCCTTACGTATTTGGTCGTCATTTTCTTTCTCTTCTGGTTCAGTTGTATTCTGACTAAAAAATTCAAATAATTTCATGATATATGTGCCTTACTCACCCATGGTAAAGGTACCATGATTTTAACTATCATGTATTTATTTGAATTGAGCTAGTACCAATATTAGTGATTGACTTGAATTGACGTTAAAACGCCTTGTGTTATAACAACTTTTGCACGAATCCAAACAAAATTACCTACAAAATTAAGAAATCTATTGGATTGATCTGTGCCATCAAACGTAGCATCTGTACCAACAATAGCAAACCAATCAGATTCTGCTGGATTTGTTACTAGACTTGCTTGAAGCTGTATGGCGCCTCTAAAGTTATTGTTCTCACCAGGGTTAACTAGATTAGATTCAGGCCATGGAGTGTACCCGCCGGTATGTAAGCCGTTTCCACCGTAATAACCTTCGCCCTTGATTTTGTCACTATAATATGTTTGAGCGCCACTTACCCCAGATGGATATGTTAGACTCGATGTTTTATTTGGGTTTCCGTTTGAATCCGTACCCGATGTAAAAAGTAGTGTTTCGCTTAGTGCTGGCATAGTCTTATATTTACCTATATTAGTTCAGATTTTAATACGTATTCTTCAGTTTTATTCAAATGATCACCCATGATCATTAGGGCCATACTAGCCATTTTTTGATCCTTGGCATAGAAGTATTGTCCGTATATGTATGGGTGTGCAAGCCCAACTAAAACTCGTCTAGTGCCTATAGGGATATGTATTCTGTCTTTGAAATTGTCTGCCCAAGATACAAATTTTTGCAAATTTTCATAACTACGAATATCACCATTTTTAAGATATATTTTATATCTATATCCTTCTAGAGGTAGTTGTGAGCATATTACTTTATTTTTACTACCAGATAAAAACATTTCTGATTCTAACGATTCAGGCAAATGTATTTCTGTAACAAATCCATGCAACGCTTTTTCAATATTAGATATTAGGGATTTAGAATTAGTAAAAATTGCACACGAACTCCCTTCAACTCTAACTTGATGATCAACTGACTTTAATTCTTTCTCTAATATTGATGATATCAATATCAAGTCTTTCCTGTGATTGTTTATGTCATCAATAATTGAATTTAAGTAAAAATTACCAGTCTTTTTAGTTTGAACAGTGGTTATGTATTCTAGTCCTCGTCGACGTAGTTGCCCAATTCCAGGGCAACTGACGACAACTTTGTAGAGCCATTTTTTGTAAAATAACTTTTTAGTAAAAAGATTTTTAATCTTGTGTTGCATTTTCTTCTATACTTGGCTCAGTATCTTTTACGATTGGTAATGGGTCAAAGTAATCAAATACTAGCTGATCATTAACAAAGTCTACTTTAACTAAACCACCGTTTACTAGTTTACCAAACAGTATTTGTCTGCTTAAAGGCTTCTTAATGCCTTCATCAATTACACGTTGCATTGGTCTAGCACCCATCTTGCTATCAAACCCTTTGTCAATAAGATGATTTTTAGCAGTTTCAGTTAACTGTACAAACACATTCTTATCAGTAATTAACGAATTCATTTCTTTAATAAACTTGTCAACAACTTTTGTCATTACACTGTGTTCAAGTTTCTTAAACGTAATAATTCCATCTAAACGATTGCGGAACTCAGGAGCAAAGAATCTATTAACAGCATTGTTGATTTCGCCAAGTTTTTCTTGACTGCCAAAACCAATATTAGATTTCTCACTATCAGAAGCGCCTAAGTTAGAAGTCATAATGATAATAACATTACGTGCATCTGCTTTCTTACCATTGCTACCAGTAACAAAACCGTTGTCCATAAGTTGCAACATCACATTACTAACGTCTGGATGCGCTTTTTCAATTTCATCCAGCAACAATATACAGTTTGGATTTTCTTGAAGCTGAGTTATTAGTTGCCCAGCATTGTCTTCAAAGCCAACATATCCTGGAGGGGCACCAATAAATTTAGCAACTGAGTGTTTCTCTTGGAACTCACTCATATCAAAACGTAGCATCTTAATGCCCATTTTATTTGCAAGTACTTTAGCAGTTTCAGTTTTGCCACAACCAGTTGGACCAACAAACAAGAAACTACCAATTGGCTTATTATGACTCTTAAGTCCAGCCTGTGCTATATAAATTTTATCAAGCAATGAGTCTACAGCAGTATCCTGACCATATACTTCAGATTTAATGTCACCTTCTAAATCATGTAACGTAGTTGTGTCTTTAGCGGCTACTTGTTCTAAAGGCAATCCAGTCATCTTGGCAACTTCAAATACAACTTCATCGTGATCTACTGTACCACCTTCTTCATCACGCACCTTAAAGCGAGCACAGGCACAGTCAATGATATCAATTGCTTTATCAGGCAATTTTTTATCACTCATATACTTGACACTATATTTTACAGAATCAATAATTGCTTGATTAGTAATTTTGCATCCATGATGCTTTTCGTAATACTTTTTAAGACCTTTAATAATCTTAATAGTAGTTACTTCGTCAGGCTCGCCAACCATAACACGTTGGAACCTGCGCATTAAGGCACGATCCTTTTCAAAGTGCTTGCGGAATTCTTCCCACGTAGTTGATGCAATGACTTTTAACCCACCTTTAGCAAGTGCAGGCTTTAGCATATTAGCCATATCATTGCTCTGACCACTGCTTGTTCCTGCACCGTTCATCATGTGTGCTTCGTCAATAAACAAAATGCACTTTTTCTTTTTTTGGATAGCTGTAAGAACATTTTTAAGACGTTCTTCAAAATCTCCACGATATTTAGAACCAGCTAACAAAGCACCAATGTCTAAAGTATAGACTGTGTGGTCTTGAATAAACTTAGGAACATTGCCTTCAACAATCTTACGTGCAAGTCCTTCAGCAAGAGCTGTTTTACCAACCCCTGGATCACCAATTAGCATAACGTTTGACTTGTGTCTACGTGCAAGAACTAATTGCATTTCTTCTAGTTCTTTATCTCTGCCAATTACAGGATCAATTTCTTTATTCTTAACTTTAGCATTTAAATTCGTACAGAAGTTGCCAATATATGCTTCAAGTTTATTTTCTGGCACAGTGTTTTCTTCTCCGTCTTGACTACTAGGGCCAATTTCTTTATTAACGTATTCAATAAATTTGTCTTTTTCAATATTAGCACTACGAAGATAAAATGCCGCATGACTTTTCTTTTCGTTTAAAATGCTTAAAAAACAATCGATTGGTTCAATAGTTGTTCTTCCAGAAAACAATGTGTGAGTAAATGCTCTGTTAAGCATACGTTCAACACTATTAGTCTTTTTTGGTCTGGAATTTGATGTTTGGTCAACGATACTAACAAGCTCGTTTTTAATATAGTTTTCTAACTTTGTAGTCAAGTCTTGAACATCTGTGCCGTAGCCCATAAGTACGCTATTGAATGTTTCGTCAGTGACCATGCAATATAAGAAATGTTCTAGCGTGATATATTGATGATGGTTATCTAACGATAACTGAATTGCACGTTCAAAGATCTTTTCTAGATCTTCATTTGGTTCTAGCATAATTTTTTACCTTTTTTGATTTTTTAACGGCTAACGCCCATTTAAGTTGACTTAAACGATCTTTCATTACGATACCATCTAAGTGGTCCAATTCATGTAAAAAACATTTACAGTTGTAACCTTCCATTCGTTCAGTTCGTTCTTCATTATCACTAGTATTGTATTTTACAACAATCCAAGTAGGTCTTTTAATTTTAGCAAAAATATTTGGAAAACTTAAACAGCCTTCTTCTATATCTTGAAATTCGTTACTAGCGTCAATTACTGTTGGATTAAACATAGCAAGACTTGCTTCAGGCATGAGTGAATGTCCCATTGCAAATACTCTAGTTTTAATGCCAATTTGTGGACTCGCAAGTCCAATTCCATTATTGGCAAACATAATTGCTAGTAATTCTTTTTCTAATTCTTTTGGATCCATAATAGGATTATCAAAATCAAATGCTGGCATTTGTTCTTCTAATATTGGATCTGGATGAAATACAAGTTTTACCATATTAATATTTAATTTTTAAGTTGTTTGATTAAAGATAATTTAATAGGATCAGTAATTTTAGGAACGCTAACATTAACTCTTACATATAGTTTTCCAACATTGCCCTGTTGGTCACGCATTCCTTCATTCTTCAATCCCAGTGTAGTTCCTGGTTGTGTTCCAGCAGGAACTACTACTTGCAACCTTCTACCATCTAATGTGTCAATTTCAGCACTTGTGCCTAGTATAGAATCAAAACAGTCAATAGTAACATCAGTTAATAAATTTAGTCCTTCTCTAGCATACACTGGGTGAGGAGCGATATTAATTATAATTGTTAAATCACCTGCAGGTAATCCACCAATACTGTCATCTCCCATGCCAGCATAACGTATAGCCATGCCATTGTCAATGCCAGGTGGAATATTAATTCCTACATTTTTACCAACACCGCCAGGATGCGTGATTGTGATATTTTTATTGATCCCAGTAAACGCTTCTTCTAATGTCAATGTCATTTGAACATTAAAGGATTTATTTTTTGTAGGGGGTTGTGGTCTAAAACCGCGTGGAGTAAATCCAAAATCAAAACCAAAGTTTTGAAAGATATCTTCCATATTATTGAAGCCTTGATTAAAATTCTGACTTCTATAAGTTCTTTGATTTGGATTTAGTGGATCAATGCCTTGATCTAACTGCATACGTTTTTCTCTGTCTGAGAGAATTTCGTGTGCTTCGTTAATTTCTTTGAATCGTTGTTGATCGCCACCCCGGTCAGGATGGTGCTTCATTGCGGCTTTTCTAAATGCTTTTTTGATTTCCTCAGCACTTGCGGTTTTTGGAACACCAAGGATTGCATAATAATCTTTCATAACACTATTATATAACAAAGAAAGGCAACTGTCAAGCTGCCTTTTGAAAGTTGTTTAACCTGTTATGCCAGTTGTGCAACAGCGTATACTGCGGTCACAAACATAGTCTTATATTCAATTGAAGTGGCATTATCAGTTACTTCATCAAGACGTGTTAGGTCTAGCATGAGTTCTTGAAATTCACTATCAGTAATATCGCCTTTGTTGTGTTGCTCAGTTAGCATAAGAGCCATTTGAGCACGTTCACCAATTGGTCCGCCAGTTTGTGCCAATTTATACAAATTATCAATCATTAAAATCTCCCTAATATAGCACTGGCAGCTTTTTCAGTCTGTGTGGTCATAATTTTTTTCTTAATTTCACAATAACTTTCTGTGCCTTGCTTGTCTATACTACGCTTATAAAAATCATCAACTGTATCTTGAATTGGTTTGACTAGCTTGATAACATCATTTTGACGCCAGCCCTTGCTTTCACTATACATAACAAACCATTGTAAATTATCTTTAATAACTTTAACTTGTGGCGCATGTGCTTCTTTACAATTCAACTGCGCCACACTTTGTCTAACATCGATAATTTTTGATGATTGATTAACATCGGAAAAACTTGGAACCATTTCCTTAATACTAGCACAGCCAGTTAAGGAAATAACCACCATACCAGTAAAAAGTAATTTTCTCATTTCTTGCCAGATTCCTTAGTTGCGCCTTCAACTTTTGTACCTTCATGCTTTTCGTGAATTTTAACCACTTTGCACTTTTCAACTTCTTTACCTGTTTTGGCGTCTGTAGTTTTGATACATGCTTTTTTAGTTTTTGGAGCTTCGTCTTTTTTAGCATCTGCTGGAGCTGATGCAGGAGCAGAAGTTTTCTTAATTTCTGCTACTTCTTTTTTTGGTTCTTCTTTAGCACAGGCTACTGTACCAAATGCTAACATACTTGTAAAAATTGCTGTTGCTAATAGTTTCATTTTATTTTCCTTATTTTTTAAACATGGCTAAAACTCTAGCCTGTATTGTTTTTGCAAATTCTGGTTGAGGGAAATTCCAACCAACAAATGCACCTAATGCTAACCAAAATAATGTTTCTAACATAATTTTTCCTTTAAAGTTCTGGTTGTACAGCTTGTGCCGGCATTGGCTTTCCTGTACTTGAAGTCAATGGCTGTTGAGAAAACCCGCCACTGAAAGTTGTTGTCGTACTAGGAATTGTAGTAGGTGCTGTAGGTTGTGTACCAACATTGTTTACACCATTTAACTTTTCTTGTGTACGACCATAAACTGCAATACCCAATATAGCACCCATGGCCATATGAAACAATCCTGCACCATTAAGTGTAATTGGGCTCCATTGTGTTTCTACTCTGCCACCATGTAGAGCTTGTACTAAACTCCATAGTACTGGAAAGATAACAAAGTCAGCAATACATACTACCATGTACATCCAACCCATCATTGGACGCCATTTAGTATTCATCCAATCTTCTTTCTTTTGTTCGCTCACCGATGACATGGTATATTATAGCTCAGGTTGTGGTTCTTCTGGAACAATCTTTTTACCACTTGCTGTGGTTGCAATTGGAGTTGTACCCCAACTTGGCTCAGCATTGAATGGTGTACTCATTGTGTTTCCACCTAGTGGTGCTCCGCCAAATCCTGTTGGTGCAGTAGTTCCAAAACTACTAGGAGCAGTTGCTCCAAATGCAGGAGCTGCCTTAAAACCGCCTGGAGCAGGAGTTGTTGGTGCTGGACTTACTGTTGGCGCCTTGTTAGCCGCATCTAATGCTTTTGCTCTTAAATCTTTATCACCACCAGCTAACATAATACCGCTTAGTGTACCTGTTAAGAATGTAGCAATTGGGATAATCAATTCAAAGAACTTTTGATCAATTGGACTGATAGCGTTTAAAGGTTGTGTTACAAAAATTAATGAGTAAAGCACAACAAATACAATACCAAACAATGTCAATGATAGACAAATGCCGATAAAGAATTTTAGTCGAGCCATTAACTGCTCTTCAGTATAGATGTGTGTTGGGGTTGTGTTATTTTCCACAGTTTGCTCCTTGCGTAGTAGGTCCGAAACTCGCTGACGGAGTCGGTGTAGTAGTTGTTTTATTTGGTTCATCTTTTGGGGGTCCTAGTCTTGGGTCTCGTTGACCTTTAAAAATATGCTCTGGACATGTGCGGGTTACATCACATGTTGGCATTTTACACATTTCTTTATCCCAGTTTGCTGGATTTTGGCAAGGGTATCGGAAACTTTCTCCGCCATTGCTAAAGTATGCTAACACAAGCGGTGCCAACAACATAATGAACACCCACTTGAGTAATTTTTTATCTTCCATCACTCGCTCCTTAATATACTACTATTTAAGTGTTTCCCACAATTTTTGTTGCCCGTTATACCAAGTGATCCAATCCTCGACCTTGTCCTTGCACTCATAATATTCTTTATAATTATCAGCAACAGTTTCTATTAGTGTGCTAATTTTATTATTTGTAGGTTCTACAGTTTTTAAATTAGGACATTCTACTAATAGCTCCTTGGGAACATCAGGCCATTTAGGAACAACTGGAGCCGTTGCTAAACACCCTGTTAATAAAATTGTTGGAAGTAGCAGTACTAATCTTTTCATTTTGCTTTCTCCGGATTAGTTGCCGCTTTATTATGCAGATCGTTTACGTTAGGATCCACTTCACATTTGGCATTGATAACTTTTTCAACTTCTTTAATTTCAGTTTTTACAGTATTGTAGTACTCTACTTTGACCTGTTGTTTTTTCTTGCGTTCTTGTTCTAGCTGTGTATTGAGCAATTGACTTTGTTGTTCAACAACAGCAACTTTGGCTTCTGCTTCTTTTACTCGCTCACGCCACATCATTTCAGTGCTATATCCGCCTTTGAAATAAATGCCTGATACTAATAATACTACGCTGACGATTTGTATTATCAAGTGATATGGTGCTAGAGCAGGAAATTTATTTAGAATTTTGTGTAGAACAAAAAAACTTAAAAAGAAACTTACAGCTCCAGTGACCAATATGCCGTTAATGATATACATTAACAAGCTATCAGGCAAGAATGTCAATAGCCACATATTAGTGTCCTAATACATGAACAGCGTGATTAAAATGTTTGATACGATCTTCTAAGCCAATTGTGCCACCGTTAATACGTTTGGTCAATGTTAGAATGTCGCCCTTGTCTGCCCATTGGTTTAAGTTATTTGTTTCCCAGAACCAGCAAGCTGATTGGACAGCACCTTCAAATGTGCCTAGATATTCTGGAACATCTTCAACTGGCATTTCTAAACTGGCTGCGAACCATGAATAGTTTTCCTTACCAGTCAATTGAATAAGTCCACGACCGCAGTAGCGATAGCCGTCACCAGTTTCTGGACCGCCGTTGCCCATACGATTAGCATAGACCAAATTGGCAATTGCTTCTTGCTTGTTTGGCATTGCGGCATATTTTGCAGCCAATTCATCTGTAGGGAAATACTTAGGGAAAATTTTACGCAGTGTCGCTGCCTTGTAATTTAAATTTTCTTTTAGTGCTTTGAATCCACCTGACTCGTGTGCGCATTGTGCAATAAATGCCGCTACTCGTTGTGGAGTATTAATTTCATATTCAGGCAAAATAGCAGAAAGTGCTTCGTACCAATGAGTTAGGTAAGCATTACCTGGAATCATTTGTTCTAATTGCTGTTTTGTAAAATTAAATGTAAAACTCATTTTTTATCCTTTAAATAAGTTTGATCAATAGTGCTTGATCATTTTTTCTTATCATGAAATTCTCACCTAACTTGATAATTTCATAATCTCCAAAAATTTTGTTTAGGAATACTGTTTCGGCTTGTGCTTGTTCATCTAATTGAAGACTGCCTTCATTTCTTCCCATAATTGATTTGTAGTGGTCTACGTCTTTGACTTCAAATGACATAGTTACTCCAAATGGTTTAATAATTTTGACAGTGTTTTCTAAAATTTCTACATCATCATACATTGTTTGATCTAAGAAATCTTTTACAACATTGACTTTATTTTCTTGTAAAAATGCATCATAACTATCTGGATCTAATGGAATGTCTTCAGTGACGTTTTGTAAATTATAATCTTTACCTTGCCAATTTTTATGATATCTATAACGCCACTCTGTAATTCCAGTTAGACGTTGTATACCAGAAATAATTTCTTCTATATGTTCAGGTAATCTCTTATTGCGTTCTAATTCCACAAATACACTGTACTTTCCATCACTTTCTTCACCACTACTGATGTCAGCATCTAGTACATAACCATAACCGCGTTCAATAAACTCCATTAAGTCTAGTGCAGGTAATCTGTCCTTTACTCGAAAACTTAAAACAGCAACGTCTCTATCTTCACCCATCTTACTTTTGTAAGTGTCAATCATAAACGTATCTGAAACTAAGTGTTCAAGATCACTTGAACGTAAACCTTCGTTTAATATATTAGACATTGCCAGCAGCCTCCATATTTTGTTGTACATCAGCATCTGCAACTGCGTCTGCAGAAGTTCCAGTAATTCTCATATCGTCAGCCATCTTGTCATTTTCTTTTTTAACATACCCTTGATAAATGTCTTGCATTAATTTTTTAGGCATAGAAATTGAAACCAACCATACTGGTTGTTCGTCAATCTTTCCTTTCTTACTGCCTGGACGATAGTCATCAGGACTTCTAATTTTTCTTGGAACAAGTAGTTTGTCTTTTTTGTAAGTTACTTTACAGTCATAATCCAACAAACGCTTGCCACCATCTGGATTTGGCATTTTATCTAACGGCCACATAAACGTACACTCAACAGTGTAACGGTTTACATTAGGTCCAGCGGCAAGTTCACCATCTTCCCAGTTTTCGTAAACATACAGGTCTAGCTCATCTAAGACTCGTTCAAAGTCTTTAAGTATGCCTAGGGTATTATTTGTACCGTATATTTCTTTAGTATTTTTAATGATTTTTATAATATCGAGCATGGTTTCCTGTCCTCGATAATATTTAGCAAGAAATTTGGGTATATGAGCTAGATTTTTATCAATGCTCTTAAATATTGTTGCAGGTCGCCTAACAAGGAGGTGTTCATTGTCAAGAGCGAAACAGCGAGAACGTAACAGTTCTCATCAAAATAATCTCATTGAGATTAAGCAGTATCAACAAAAAAAGCGTCAAGTTCATATCATTCCTCGTAATTTGAGTCAGGAATCGTATATAGAATTGCTAAAAAATCCACGAAAATATATAACTTTTGCTATCGGTCCTGCGGGAACGGGTAAAACGTTATTGGCTGTGCAGATGGCTATAAAAGCATTGCAAGAGAAGTCTGTCGAAAAGATAGTCATTACTCGCCCAGCAGTTAGCGTGGATGAAGAGCATGGATTCTTACCAGGGACATTGAATGAAAAAATGGCCCCGTGGACAAGACCTATTTTTGATGTATTTGAGGAGTACTATTCTACACAAGAAATCGCCAAAATGATGGATGATGGTATTTTAGAAATTTCACCATTAGCGTATATGAGAGGAAGGACTTTTAAAACCAGTTATATCATAGCAGATGAAATGCAAAATGCAACGCCAAGTCAAATGAAAATGTTGTTGACTAGATTAGGGGAAAATAGCAAGATGGTGGTTACCGGTGACCTGCAACAAGCCGACCGCCCATCTGCAAATGGTCTCTTAGATTTTATTGCAAAATTTGATAAAATTAATCAACACAAAACAGTTGCTCTAGTACGGTTTGATGTTAAAGACATTGAAAGACATGATGCCGTAAAAGAGATTTTAAAAATTTACGGAGACACAGAATAAAAAAGGGGCCTTGTGCCCCTTTTATTCTATTTCCATCCAAGTATGGTCGCCCATGTACTTTACCTTGGTTTGATATTCATAGTCTTCTGGCGGCCCTGAAGACCAGTCATTAGGACCATTCTGAGTTAACAACATGTGTTGTTTTCTTTTATCCCACGCTAACCAATAGCAATTTCCCATTACAGGCTGAAACTGATATACTGCCGCATGAACAGCATCAGTAACATCTAACCTACGTTTAATTTCTTGAGCTTGTTTTTCTAATACTGCTACTAACTCCATAATGCGATCATATTCTTGCTGGGCATACATCCTAGCATGATTAATCATTATGTCTTTTTGTTTAGTAACTGGAATTAAATCAAACTTAGGTCCGCCCGCTTCTGTAGCATACGGGGTCACATTGCGATTAAAAAAGGGGATAACACTACCCCCTATCTCAGCATCATAACTATCACGTCCTTTAGCTGAATTTTTTCTAACCATTACTTTCCTAATTTGGCTAATTTAATTAATGTTGCTGATAGATTAATTTCTGGATCAGCAATCAATGTATGATCAACTAGACCTTGTTTAATTATAATCACTGCTTGGTCTTGCAGTTCTTCATCTTTACTAAACACATCTAAATTATCATACATCCATCTGTACACACTGTCAAGATCTTCTGGTCTAGCACTTGCACAGATAGTTTTTCTTGCATCACTGATCTTGCCAGCTTTAAACTGCTCAACCATTTTAATCTTCCAATCTTGCATTCCTGAATCAGATTTAGAAGGTGCTAGCAAATTACCATCACGACAGTTTTGTTGTACCATGTTGATGCATTTGCGCAAGTCTGGATATGTTGCCTTAACAAATGTGTCTAAGTTATCTAGATCAAAGTCGATACCTTCTTCAACTAGGATGGTTGCCGCACGAGCAGTAAATTCAGTTTGATCAATTTTTTCAAAGTGAAACTGCTGACAACGACTGTGTATAGCTGGAATAATTTGATTAGGATGATTACAAGTTAAAATAAATCTACTGGTCCCAGAATATTCTTCCATAACACCTCGCATAGCTGCCTGTGCTTCTGGAGTTAGATAATCTGCCTCGTCAAGTAGTACAACTTTAAATGGACCAAACGGCATCATTTGAATAAAGTTAGTAATCCTTTCACGGACTTCACCAATACCTCGTTCACGACTTGCGTTAATTTCTAAGATATCATACTGTGGGATTTCTAATTCATTAAGTAGTAGTTTAGCTAGGGTAGTTTTGCCAATTCCAGGACTGCCGCTTAACAATAGATGCGGAATACTGCCTTGCTTAATCCATGCTTCAACTTGTTTACGTTGATTCTCATCTCTAAACACGTATCCGTCTACGTTTTTAGGCCGATATTTTTCTACCCATAATTGATTCATTCTTTTGCCTTTTGCTGGTTACCTAATTCATTTGTTAATGTGTGCAGTCTATCAGCAACGTTTCGAACATCGTTGCTTAACTGTCCAATGCCTATTTGTTGTTCTATAATCCTAGCAATATCGTGTAATTGTATCACAAGATCATTTAATAATTGATTATGCTTCATTGCCTTTTATATCTTCTCGATTGGTCATGTATTCTTCTAATTTGACCTGATACTGTTCTTCAGTTAGACCATGCCAACCGCAACAGTCACCAGTAGGACTTCTGCCACAACCACAAGTTCCTTTTTTCATATCTTCAATTTTTGGACTCATTTTATTTTCCTTTTTACCAAAAGCCAGTTCCCAATTACTTTCAAATGTTTGTTGGGTCACGCTATAAGGACGTGGGCTACTTCCTTTACCACCATGCCATTTTCCACTCATACTAATTCCTCAACTATGCCTAATACTTCTGCCATTATAAAGCAAACACCTGCCATTAGCAAATTGCCTGTAATCAAACAGACGCCTGCTACAATACGAATAGCACTTTTAGCAAGACTGACATAAAAATGTCCCTTACTTGGATCTTTTGGTTGGACTTGCAACTTGTTTCTTCCCTTCACTAACATTATATTTAGGCAGATTAACTTGTGCCCCTTGATTATCTTGCATAGACATATCATACATCATCTGATTTTTAACAGACACTGTGTGAAAATACAATCCAAAGATTGCCCTAATTGGCCAAGATACTAATACAAGTAAGAATGCCAATAAAATACCTACGCCCAAACAAATATGGATATAGGTGTTGAAAGTTAATTCAAGTAGCATACGCCAGAAACCGTATACACTGACATCACTTAATTTTTCTTCTAAATTAGTTTCATCAAAACGTCGAATATGCTCAGTTAAGTTTTTTCGAAGCTGACTATAATGATTGTGAAGAATGTCTAAGATTCCACGATAAATGTGTGCTAACATACTGACCTTTCATATTAAAAGTATACACTATAATATTAAATGATATTGCAAGTTATGTCAACACACAATTTTATCAAAGGTCTCCGTCTTTTCTATTTTCGGAATAGTATGCGTCAAACTTACCGCCTGGATAGCGTGATTCCAATTTTCGAACGTTTTCGGCAATAACTTCATTAGGATCAAGATTTAATGCTCGGCAAGCATTGATCCAGTACCACATGACGTCACCTAGTTCACGTTTCATATGAAATACTTCATCATCGCCAAGTGGTTTACCTTGAAAGACAATTTTCTTAGGAACTTCAATAAATTCTCCAGCTTCAGCTGCCAGTCCAAAACATGCAGTAATTAACAACGGCACATTAATATCAGGACCGTGTGTATCTGTTTTAGAATCAAAATTGCCGTCTAGCTCATCACATCGATTCATAAATGTGGTCAAATCATTACTGGCTGTGCTAGTAACTGCTTCTACGAATTGTTTATATTTGTTTAGATCTATATTCATATTATGTTTGGAAATTCATTGCCCCAACTTTGACTCTATAATCATCAGTCTCAGGTTCTTCATTGCTCACTACTAAGACGCCTTCCGTGTCTATCATATGTAGAGTTATCTCAGTGCCATCTTCTTCTTCATATTTTATACCGCGTGTCCAACGACCATGTTGCATCAATAGCCACTGACCTACTTTGATATCTTTTTGTTCTTCCCCTACAAACTTGACTTGACACCATCTTGGATGTAGACCACTGCTCTTACCATCATCAGAAGTTAAAACAATACCAGTTTTAGTCTTACCCTCACCAAAATTCATATTGGTGACCATTACCTTGTTATGCAAAGGACGCAATTTACCTTTAACAGTCATTTACTGCTCCTGAGGTTTATTTTTTTTATTTTTGGACAATATTTTTTGTGCTTCTTCAGGAGTAATTTCTGGTTCAGGACCAAAGTCTTCAGTAAATTCCTCAATATGAGCATTTTCTTTAATGGTTCGTTCTTGAACAATGTCGTCCCTTGTTCTAACAATGGTACCATTAGGGTCAATTTGATCCCCACGTGCATTGACTTTCATATTGCCTATAGCTGGGGTCAATTCATTTGCTAAACGTAATGCATCAAAATCAATCATTTTTCCCTGCATAGTTTTATAAATTTTTCGTTCACTCATAAAAGTGTCTCCTTTTTAATTTTATTTTAGAAATTCATTAATATCTAAATTATATTTAATGCTGTCAACCTTATGAACACCTATCAAATATAGTATATAACTTGCTACACTAGAACCTCTACCAACACCCCAAACTACATTATTAGACCTTAATGTATCTACTAGGTATTTCATGAAATGTAGCAGTTCTACCATGCCATGCTTAATATATAGTTCAAGCTCTTTATCTACCCTTGCTCTTTTCTCATCGTTATCACACTTGGCAAACAGCATTTCAAAAAGATTTGGACAGTATTCTTCTGGCATAAACCACTCAGTTTGATTTTGTTTATCAAACTCGATTAAATCAATAGTAATCTCTTTTCCAGCCTGTATGTTTACATTTATGCCACAGCGATTTGCAGACTCGTTAAACAGATTAACGACATCGAGGCTTTCAAAGTTTATTTTGGAAATATCTAAATTAGGATTTTGTAGCATTAAGTCTAGAACTTCCTGCTCATTCCTAAAAACTTGTCCATATTGATTACTGTGCATTACAGTATTATATATGAATTTACAAAAATGTCAACCAATATTGATCAAACCATCAAATTCATCACCTAGGTCTGTTTTGTGGTTTTGTCGTTTGTGTTCTCTTGCTGATTGTTCGCTTTTGTAATCTTCTAACAGCATCAATACTTGCGTTGACGCTGAAGGGCTAACCTGTAGTACCACAAAGTACTTTTTGGTTAGCTCTTTTATTTTATCTTCAATCTCACTGTCAGTAAGATTTTCAAGGTTTACTTGTAAAGGATGCATTAAGCCTGCTGTTTGAACATGTCAACTAGTGATACGTAAGTGTTTACACCGCCATCAGGTGTTGCAACTTTGAATAGATATGTTTGTAATCTATTTGAACCGTCTAATCTAGTACAATCTACATACTCGTTATTCCCAAATCCTGCACCTAAATGCATGATCTTAGTTGGAGTTCCTAAACTGTTATTAATAACACCTGTTTGGAATCTAATTTGTTTGGTACCGCTTGAAGAAACAACTTCAATAAACATTTCAGAATAGCAACCTACGGGCCAGTTGTCAATTTGGAAAATGTTTGTGTTATTACCTAAGCTGTATCGTCTGTATTGAAACTCACTAAAAGAAATAACACTGGTTGCGGCAGCAGACGTTAGTGCTGTGTTGCTTACGATACCAGAATTTTTTAAAATCACATTGCTTAGGGTGTTATTACCCATGTCATTATTCTGTGTTTTATCAACAGCATTATTGTTTAGATAAGTGATTTCACTTTGTGCTGTACCTAATGCAGTTTTGACTCTGGCAAAGTTATCTCTAAAACCTTGTGAATCATTATCCTGCCCTGCGGCTGGAAAGTTTTCGTTAATTGTTGTGTAAACAATGGCGCTTGAGCTCATATAATTTCCCTGTTAATAAACTTTATATATTTATCCCCAGTTTCACCTAGAGGATTTTGAATTACTATCCTGTCAATTTTGAAGTTCAACGTTTTAAAATCAAACTTACTTCTTTCAATTAGTCGCAGTATTTTTGCACTTTCTCCAGGTTTGACATAGCAAATTGGTATTGCTTTGACAAATCCAACTGGATTTCCTGTACCATCTTGACTAGTATTCATCCATAGTGGACGATATTTAACGTCAAATCCTATTTTATTTCTAGCAAGTAAGAAATCATCAACTAATGAAACTCTTTCAGCAACTAATCCCCAATCTTCAAGATCAGAACTTGAACCTATGATACCACCCCAATCTTCATAAGTTGGAGTTACTAAAACACTGTCAGATTTTTCAAGCATGACATTTTTCAACGCATCTTGCATGAGCGTAATACTACTTGGGTATATAGTATCCAATCCTGTATCAGTTGCAACTATACCAGTATCGTCAACTCTAATTTTGCTGTAATCAACAGTAAGCGGATCATAATCAAATGACAGTTTAATTTTGTCAGACACACTTACATTATTGATTTCATATGGATCGTTGATTTCTACGTATATAACTTCATACTCTAAATTGTCTTCGTTTTTTGCAATGGCAACTTTTATGTCACCAAAGTATAACGGTCTGTCATAATAGTTTCTTTGAACAGCACTGACGTAATTATCAGATTTAGTATTTTCAATACCGCCAAGAAGAAGCATTTTAGGAACACGTTGAATTCCAAAGTTTGGATCTTCTGATCTATATAAACTATCAGATAAGAAAATGTCAGTATTGGTGATAAAATTAAAATATCTATCTCTACTTTCTTTTCCTAAAAATGGTTGTAGGTATATGTTAGTTAATGATGTTGTAGTACTGCTTTCATAATTAATAGTAAAATCTTTTTCTAAAGAACTAACATTTTGTGTATCTCTAGCTCTAATTCTAAATCTTAGAAGTTTGTCTATAGAAGTACCATCATCATTTATACCATGAATACTAAATTTTGCCACACCATAACTGTTAACGTCAATAGTTGTAGCAACACGTTTGCTATAAGCAAAACTGTTCCAATTAGTTAATTCTTGATACCAATTGCCAGTAGATCTGTATTGATTTATACAAATATATAAAGAATTATTAAAAGTGACTACATCGTTAGCCACGTACAACACATTAGGACTGTAATAACCTTTAAATGTGTTTCCAGTAGTTGGAGTAATCTTACCAATAATATCACCACTAAGACCAATTGAAATATCTGTAGGAAGATTATCTAATGTTTTTAAATTAACTGTGATCTTTTGATCTAACCCATTATATAATGCATTATATTTGAACCAAACATCATACTGTAAATTTGTAACTGGTACAATAGCAGTGGCTGGTTTAAAGAAAACATTTGGATCAAACGCAGTTTTAACATCAATAGATAATCTTTGTACTATTTTCCAAACGCCATTAATTTTTCTAAGCACTTTATAAGTACCAACATCGTTAAGTACTTTATAATTTCCGTTGACACCTTCACTGTTATTTGGCATTGTGGTAACAACAGACATAACAACTGGTACCCAACGACCCTGTAGACCAAAGTATCTAAATTCTAAAACACCAAAACTACTTTCAGAAAGATCTAGCCAGTATGAACTACCTGTAGGATTACTTGGTTTTACGGTTGTGATATTTACAAGGTCCCAAGTTAGTGTGCCAGCATTGTATTTTTCAATACCAAACTGAATTTTAGTATAGTCTAAAATTACAGCAAATGCATCCTGTCCAGCATTAATTTGTCTAGTCAAATTTGTGTAAGCATCATATTCTGTAAAATAAGAGTTTATGATTTGACGATCCCATTCCTTTGTGTCAGCATTAAATTTTTTTAATGCTAAGAATAAGCCATCTTTTTTAGTGTTAGTATAAACTAACTCAATTTTACTAGTTTCATTAAATGGAGGAATAAAAATATAATATCCATTAGATTTTTCTTGTGCCGCCTGTCCTACGACACCTGTGCTGTGTCGAAGACCACTATTATAATATGTACCGTCAATGTTTTTAAAACCTACTGTAAAATTATCTAGGTCTACGTTAATCTTATAGCTTTGACCTTTTTCTAAAATTAATATAGGATTGATACCGTAATTTTCAATTAGGATATTTCCACGATATTCGCTGATGTTTAACTCAGTGTAATTTACTCTAGACGTTTTACCATAGCCAGGAACAAGATCGTATACTACAGATGCAGACGGTAGTGTAGACTCAGCTTCAATTTTTAATAAACTTTGCTCGTTTGGTCGTAAGTTGCCAACAAGTGTTGGAGTAATAAAATTAATGTCACCTTGTATATTTCCTTCTACAGTCAATTGAAATTGTTTGAACGCATTTGCTACTTCAACATCGTCTAAAATTCTTTGTATTTGTACAGTAAAAGTATAAGTTTTTGTTACACTTGGTTGGTATGGAATAAATCCGTTGATTTCTCCACCAACAGGATCTAATTTTAAATAGTTCTCTTCTGGGTTAATTGTTCCACCACTTGTATACGCATTAAAAAATGTTCCCACAATTGGGTTTACTAATACTACATCAGAATATAACGCAACTTGTGTTTCATTAATTACTTTAACATAATATACGTCATCGTTAAGCTCAGTAGTTCCACCAACATTTGATATTCTAACTCGGTCACTGTCGTTAAAAGTATGTCGTTGCGCTACTGTTAATAAAACAGGGGAATCTAAATCAATATTAGTTATACTGTGAGCAATCTGATTGCGCTCATTATTTCTTGGACCAAACTCGCTTGGAGTTCCGTCAAAATTAAAATCCAGTAATCCAAAATATAATTTTCCTACAGTAGGAGTTGGATCAAATATTTCTAAATCATATATGTAATTGTTATTGCCTTTTACAATAGGCAGTGTATTTGGAGTAATCCAAATTGGCGGCTGAATGTATGTTCTACTTGTGTCAAAATCAACTGTGTCTGAAAATATAAATGTAGTATCAACACGTAGAGAGTTTTCACTTTTTACAAAAATAGTATAAATTTTAGTATCTGTCAACTCACCATTAGCAACTGTTAAAGAAAACTTATAAGTCTTAGATATGATTCTAGATCCTGCTGTTGGAGCACCAAAACTTATTGCAGGAGCTGTTTGATATCCACTACCAGGATTAGCAATGTCAATGTCAACAACCGTTCCGTTAGTAACTCTTGAAATAAGAGCACCATCTAAACCTAACTGTAACTGACATGTTGCACTGGCTCCACTACCTGTATTTTGATCTTTGAATATAATTGTTGGAGCAACATCATATCCAGTTCCTGGATTTGTTATAACAATGTTAGTAACAGCACCGTTTGATATTTCAGCATATCCTGTTGCAGTGATACCGCCAATAGTTAAACTATTACTAAACACTACAGTTGGCGCACTAGTATAACCACTACCTCCATCAGTAATAACAATAGAGCTAAAATCTACACTGCCGCCAACAATAATTTTTGGATCTAGCAAATAGCCATTTCCGCCATAGGTCACCGATACGGATTGTATTTTTCCATTTGCAACTGTTGTTGTGCCTCTAGCTGGTTCAATTGGAGTACCATAGTCATACGGATTGATGTCATAAAAATCTCTATCATATGTTCCTTGAACAACTTTAAAATCTAGTTCTAGATCATCATCAATTGTTCCGTATAATAGACCTTCTTCTGATAATTTAAGTCCAGGAGGAAGTTCGCCTTTATTTTCTTCTAAATAAAATTTTAATTTTTGTCCAGGGGGTACACTACTTGCTACTGCATCAAATTGAAAATTAACAATAGATTTATTTAAAACAAAATTTTCTCTATTCAATCCAACGGATATAGTTCCAGGAAGAGTCAACAGTCTTGGCTGTGCATTACTAATAATCGTAATGTTAAAAGTTCTATCTTGTATATAGACTTTGCCATCAACATCTACAATGCTTGCTCTAACAACAAAATCATAAGTTTTTGTAATTCCGCTGTCAAGTGGAACTCCTGTAATAGTTTTAGTTATTGAATCAAGTTTTAATCCATTAGGCAAAGTTTTAGAAATAATTTTTACTTCGTTGGCATTTGCCACTTCCAACACAATTGGAGTGATAGATTGACTTTGTTCAAAACTTCCTAAACTTCCAGAAGATGTAATCCAAATAGGTTTTACGGTCATAGTTTACGCCACATGAGCAATTCGCCACCAACTGTTGTTCAAGAACAAGAACGTTGTTGAACCGTTAGGATCAGAAGCGGCAATGTTTACTGTTCTAGTGGATCCATTAATGTTACCACTTAATAACAAGTATCTAGGTCTTGTATCTAAGGCATTACCGTATGTACCACGGCTAGCCATAATAATTGTTTTTATCTGTCCTGGACTACCATTAGCCAAAGATGCATAAGCTAGTCCTGCTGAATCGTCAACCCAGTTAGCAGTTCTAATAAAAGTTGTTGCTGTTACTAACGTAATATCTTGTTCTAATGTATTAGGAGGAAACTCCATTGTATCAGAACCGTTAAGGAATAGTCTACTATTAACTAGTTTTAAATCGCTCCCACTTACTACAACTGACCCACCTAAATCTCCAGGAACTAGATTTAAATCACTACCATTTACAGTTTGTGTAACAGCATTTCCGTCTATCTTAACATTACCACCTTTTATAAATCCACCCGAACTTGTTACGTTTCCTGTAACTGGTAAGTTTCCACTAATGCTAATTCCAGAAATTGTACTTTTTAAATTGATCTGAACACCAGTACCAGTTGTTGCCGTAGCAATATTTGAACTACCAGCGACTGTGAAAATTGCACTACGTTGTACATTTAATGTTCCACCAGTATCTCCAGACACTGGTAATTCTTGAAACGTCTCATTAAATAGACCTGTAATTTCATCGTCAACATATTTTTTAGTTGAAGCATCACTGTCTGCGGTTGGAGCCGCAATTGAAAGATTCGTTATCTTTTTGCCACTTACATCAACACTTGTTCCTGGTTGTAAAATAATGCTAGTACCAGCACTAGATGCTATGGTTTGATTTCCTACTCCATTTAAGGTTATAAATCCAGCAACAACAGTTCCTGTTGTGGTAATGTTTGCTGTTGAGTTTATCTCAGAATTAGTAGAAACTGGGCTTGTTACAGTTATTACACTATCAGCACTATTCTTTGTTAGTGTAGTAACATAGGCAGTTTTAAGAAATACTTCACCAGTGCTATTTCTTCTTACCAATGTGTCATTAACACTTGACACTGCATCTGACAATGTAAATAAACCTAATGTTTCGTTATATGAAAGAGCACTGCCAGGACTAACACTAATGGTTTCACGAACTTTTGTATCATTAAACCATTGATTTGTAACTTCGCCAGTGATACTAAGACCAGTTTGTGCATTCACTACTTGGCTGTCAAATGTTATTGTTAGAGTTACTGTTCTGTCGTTATTAGGAACAGGGGTTGAACCACCAGTTAAGGCAATATTAGTAATAACAGCATTGAGGATATCTATTCCTTTAACTATCATTCCTACACGGAATTTACGAGCACCTTGGTTAGTAGAGGGCTCACCAGCATTAATGGTTAGATTAGATTCTGCAATAGTAATAGTAGTTGTTGTTACTACAGAACCACTGCTGCCTACTAGACTGGCATTTGATGCCAGTTGTTTTAATTCTTCAATTTGTCTAGTATCAATAGTAATATTTTGAGTACCGTCAAACGTAAACCCGTTAATTGTTCTAGCAGTTTCTAATGCAGTTGCAGTGTCAGCATTACCAATTAAACTACCAGTTACTGTGGCATCAAAACTGTTTGTAAATTCAATACCATCACTTGTTGATTTTACTCGTAAAAGTTTACCAGCATGGGTAGCGTAGCTGTCTGGAACGTCAGTTAAATTTAATAAAGTTGTACCACCTCCACCTCCACCGCCACCTGGGGTGGCCCATGTCAGTAGGTTGGTTCCTAATTGAACAGTCAGTACCTCACCAGGAGCACCAATCACCTTTGGAAAACTATAACCAGTAAAACCAGGACCAGTTGCGGCGCCTTCAGCTAAGAGAGGATCATAATCACCATAAAAGTTGATATAGTTTCCTGAAGATTCATTAGTAATAATTAAATCATAAGGTCTTGGGCCAGTGACCCCAGGACTAATTTCTATAATTCTTGTACCAATTTTAGCAATATCAATGTCAATACCAGTAATACTTACTCTATCATTACCACGTGCAATAATTACATCTCGCATCTCACCTACAGCATCGCCATGTCTAACTCTAGCAACAAATGAACTATGTTCAGGATTTGGTCCCTCAACACCGTCACTATAAGATAGCACACCAATATGTCCATGTAGTACATATTCTGGCTGTGTTGGTGGATTTAAAGGATCGTATGTTAACGGATCTGTTACATCTATTTCATTAATTGATTCAAATCTAATACCTGGACCTAGCGGTAACGAATTACTTCCATTTTTACTGTACGACTGTAAACGAATTGGTTCAGAAAACCCATTTGGTTGTTGCTCCATTGAAAAAGTTGCGCCAACGGGACCATCGCTTAATACAGGTGCAACTCCATCAGCTTGATCGCCACCATGGAATCTACCAATCACTTTAAACGGCATAGTGCTAGTAGGAATTAGTGATCCTGTTATTTCTATTCTACCTTGACCAGTAATAGCATTACCATCCAATGCTAGCCCACCAGTAATTAGTGACCCAGTCATTCCCCCACTGAATGTACCAAAATGCGTACCAGTTATTGTTTGTGTGTCAGAATCAACTATGACTATTTCAGGATAATTAGGATCTAATGGATCAACAACTTTCAAAGCCACATTGCCGTAATGTGTGCCAGTACTATTACCAGTAAGGTTACCAGTGAAAGCTCCACTTGTTGCTGTAAATCCTGGAGCAGTTATAATATTGTTAGTAAGAATAGTAGTTGCAGTAACTGCCTGTAAACTTGAAGATCCACGTACGGTTAATGAACCATTAACAGTAGCAGATGCTGGAAATACTCCAGGAGTTACTATTCTTCCAACAGTTAAGTAATCAGAGGTAATATCACCAATAATACTAATGTTACCTAAACCAACAACATTGCTTCCGTTCAAATCTAAATTACCACCTAATAAAGGTAGTGTATCTTGTACCAGAGTAAATTGACCATCAATAGTTAATATATTAGCATTCAAACTGGTAGTCACACCGCCAGTTCCATTGAATCTAAACGTTGCTCCAGGACTGGTAGTAGTAAATTGTCCACTGTTGTCGTCGGATATTAATGTAGTAATAGATGCAGGAACACTAAAATTACTAGCGATTGTAATAACATTGCCAGATTGATTTACAGTTATACCTGAACTGACATCACCAGCAATTGTTCTAAAGTTAAGAGTCTCATTAGTTTTGCCAGCGTAAACCTGCCCACTGCCACCACCTAAATTAGCGCCTACGTTAGTCTCTCCACCTATAGTTGCAAGTAATTGAAAATTATCATTTACTTTTAAAAACGCAGTGCGTAAATCATCGCCAGTACCATCATTTGCGTTAGAACCAATGTTTATGTATTGAATGCTCATTTTTCGTTCCTGTTTATCTTATTTATTTTAGGATATCTTACAATCTTCCAACAACCACTTCAATGACACCTTCAACACCATCAAAGTCTTCTAACGCTTTTCCAATAATTGTTCCAATTTTTGGATCGTGTGTTGGACGAGCATAACCACCTCCGGCACTAACCATTAGGTCGCCTTTACTAATCTTACCACGTACTTTACATGGAACACGCCCTTGTAGTGCAAGTGCTACAACATTTTCACCTTGTAGTTCAGTATTCATTAAATGTGCTGGTCTTGTTGATACAACCCCTGCTACCTTTCTAGTTTCATCTTGTGCAACAGTAACTTCGTGAGCGCCACCAAATTCAAGTACAGTACCAGGCTCATATGCAAAGTCAGCTTGATAATTTTCAGCTAAGTCAGCATAGTTGGCACTGGTTGCTTTACCTTCAAAAGTAGTAGCCTTTATTACTCCGTTAATACGTAACGGAACTGAAGTGCTACTTGCACTGTCACTTGCTGGATAATCAGTAGTTCCTAAACGCAAGTTAGTTGCATTTGTAGCCAACCCATTTAACGGACCATTAAACTGACTTGCATTAATTTGACCATCACTAGTTCTTCTTACAAGACTGTTGTTTACAGTACCACTTTCTGCTAGCACACTGACAGTAACTTGTTGACTTCCATTAAAGTTTACATTATTTGCGCCATTTCTAAGAGCAATATCTCCACCTGCAACCAACGCAAATTGTAATGCTCCAGAACTTCCAGCAAATGTAGCAGTTCCATTAAATGTTGCTCCACTACCTTGTGTTGTCGGGGCACTAGCACTACCAAATGTTGCACCTTCAAATACGTCACCATAGTGATTCTTAGAGAATACGTTTCTAAATCTTAATGAGCTTGTACCAATGTCTAACTTGTCAGTGAGGCCGGCGCCAACACCAATAATTGGAGTAATATTTGCATCACCTGCTGGCAATCCCCCAGCATCAGTCATGACTATTTTACCAATCATTGATCCGCCACGTCTTAATAGCGCACCAAACGATGCACTACCATTCCAGTTGGTAGCAAGTAATGGATTTAGTGGATTGCCACTATCAACTTGTTTACCACCTAAAATGTCATCACTAATAAGAACTTGAACAGTTGCGGCACTCAATCCTAGTAATTGTTTTAAATCTGTTACCGGGACTTCAGTAATAGGGCCAACTGAAGTTTCACCTTCAGTAACATTGTATCTTCCTAGTATTCGATAATTAGTGATCTGTTGCATTCTATCTAAACGAACACCAGTATTTTTACTTTCTGACTGACGTAGTTTAATTAAACCATTATCACTGATAAATTCAGTAGCATTAAATGACGATATACCAAAATCACCAACACCAGGTACAGCGCCTTCAGTAACTGAATTTGCTCGACTCAACAATAATTTAGTTTGTTGAATTGCGGCATTAGGAGCAATGTTGCTATCAATAATAGCATTGTCTTTAATATTAACAGCAATTGTATTAGCACTTCTTACAAACGAAATATCACTACTTGAATCAACTGCCACGTTGACCATAGCACCTTTACTTCCTGCTGGTACAGTACCTGTGAATACTAATAAATCACCACTTGCAGGAACATTGGTTATAGTTACGTCAGCAATTTCGCCAATAAAGTTTTTAGTATTAAAATAATTTAAAGTTACTAAATCTGTATTTTGTGTTGGATCAGCAGAGCCAGTTACCTTGTTACCATTTAAATCAATATTTCTTAGAGTAGCAGTAATACCTGCGGTAGCTGTTGCGCCTGATCCTGGTTGTAAAACAGCAGTAATAATTGCAGTCACAGTAGGTGAACCACCGCCAGATTGCGCAATAGTTGGTGCAAGTGTATAGCCCGCACCTGCATTAGTAATTACAATGCTACTAATAATTTGATTTGATCCGCTTCCTTGCATAACAGCATAACCAGTAGCTCTAATACCACCAGTTGGAGGAGCACTAAAGGTCAATGTTGGGGCACTGCTATACCCTGATCCAGAACTGTTTACGTTTACATTTGACACACTGCCGCCAATAATAATCATTGGGGCTTCAGTGTAACCATACCCGCCACTGTCAACAATAATGTTGTTAACACTTCTTGCACCACTTCCAGCAGTAAGAACTGCTCTTGCGGCAGCACCAGTACCACTAGTAGAGTAAATTACAACCACTGGTGGAACAAGATAACCGCCACCGTTGTTTACCATACTGATACTAGATACAGTATTTCTTATAGTAGTATTAGAAAGTGTGAATCCAGTCCAACCTGTTCTTACACCGCCTGTGGCAATGGTCTGATCAACATAAGCTCTATTGGCAGCATCTGTCAACTCAGTTGGAGCTTTCAGACTTACTATCTTATTATTGTTAAGATCAATTCCGCCCTTATTATTTGGAACACCGCCAACTGAAGTGTTGTCGGTTATCATAGTAAATGCTAATACATTTGTTCTACTGCCAGTTGTTTCAATTTCATAAGAACCATCATAATTAATAGTTCCGCCTGCAAATACATTATCTACATATTTTCTATTGACAGCACCGTCATTGTTTGGACTGTTTACTATACGTTCAACACTGTTTAAACCAATGTCTAAATCGCCAACCATAATGCTCTCACCGTCAAGTCTTAATAGACCTCGTTGTGGAGTATCAGTGTTATCAATTGTAAAGCGACCATCAATCAAGTTATTGATGTAGGTCTTCATTGCTTTCTGTGTTGAAACAATGTTATCACTGTTGTCGTCTAATTTAGAATCAGTTGAGAATTGGTTAACAGTTGCACCAGTTAAGAAACTTAAACTTGTAACAGCACTTAGACCAATCTTAGCACTAATACTAACAGAGCCGTCGCCTTGGTTAACGTTAAAGAAACTACCTACTCTAAAGTTACCATTTTGATCAGTGGACACGTGGAACACACGACCTGTTCCAACTTCTGTGGCAATTGCACTATCAGATGGTGTATTAACTGGTTGACCATAAACGTTGTTAGGATAGTTAGAATCATCATAACCACCTGCACCAACGTTTAAGAAATCATGTCCAGTTGCACGTACTGTTGAGAATGTAGTAGTAATACCAATTACATCTCCAGCTAAGTGTCTAAGGTCTAGTGGGGTGTTTAGGTCAAATAAGAAGTCACTGCCTGGACCAGTAATAGTAATCTCTGTACCAGCAGGAATCGCTTGTGTGACTGGAGCACTAATTCTAGCTCTATAGCCAATTGTATTTTGATTTTCGTCAAACAACTGCGTTACAGTTCTAATAAATGTATCTTCAGTTACGCCACCTACTCCTGCTCTAGGAATTCCTATACCAGTTAATACTGCACCATATTGTAGTGATGTTGCAGTTGGTGGGAAGTCAATTGCTTGTAGTGTGTCCAACACTTGTGGTTGAACAATAACATGAGGGCCAGTAGCACCAAATTGAATTATTGCTACAATTTGATCCATTAAGGCTTGTAAAGCAGTTGCCGCTCCAGCTTCAGCTACAATGCCACTGTCAATATCTTGTGCAACGTAATCTATACTTAAAGGATCTTGGTAACTTCTTCTAATACCTAAATTTCTAACAGGAGCAACTGAAGTACCGTTCTGTAGAACATTGGTTATAATGTTCATTAATTCTTGAACTCGTACGTTGTCGACCCCAGCAACTCCAGGAGTTCCAGCAGTGTTTTGCGTTGATGTATTTCCAGCTGTTGCAGTCACAGTTGTTTCTAAAACAATCTGTTGAACAACAGTTGATGCTCTATTAACGGCAGCAATGGTTTGTGTTTTTTGATTAGACAACACATATTGTGAACTTGTTGAACCGTCATAATATGCTAGAGCAGCCGTTCTAGTTGCTACGTTACCACCATATTCTAAGTCATAGGCAACAGCATCAAGAATTAAACCAACGTCTCTACGGCAAGTAGTTTGATTAAATTGTAAAGATGGGTATGTTTGTGCTAAAAATGCAATAACTTCATCTTGTACAAATAATTTATTTGCTTGTATTTGTGCAACACCATTTAAATTGCTTCCACGATATGGTAGTTGTAGTTGTGGTATAGTTGCACCACTGTATTGATTCAGTGCAGTAATTGCCGCAGTGGTGGCAAAATTAATTGCATCAATAGTTTCTATTTTTTGCTGACTCAATACAAGAGCCGCACTTGGATTACCTTGCTGATAATAACTAATACCAGCGGCACGACTTCTTACGTTACCACCATAGGTCAAGTCATAAAGAACGGCATCAATAATGTACCCAACGTCACGGAAGCATGTGTTGATGTTATATTGGAAGTTAGGATAAATTGTGGCCAAATAATCAATAACTTCAGATTGTATCCAAATTTTGTTATCTGATACTTTTTGTACAGCATTGGTGTTGAGACCACTTAATGGATTTATTGTTGTAGTAACAGCGTATTTGTCTTGAGTAATGCCGCCATCAGATGTCTTACCTAAAATACGGTATATACTTGGATCATAATTTGAAGCTGAAAATCTTAAGGCGGAACTGTTAATAATAGCAGGTCTGTTTAAAATTTGACTTACACTAATTGTCTTTTGTTGATACAAGTTTATTTTACGAGCACGAGTCCTATTATATGCATCAGTGACTGTAGGTATTGGGTTAGTCAGCGATGGATCAATACTTGTAACCCAATATGAATCAACAAATGTAAATGACACAGGAGTCACACTATTAACGATACTCACTTCTAAATCATAATTTAAAGTAACGTCCCATATGCCATCAACGATGGTAGTCTGACCAGTTGCCTCTTGATTTTGCATGTTAACTGTTAGAGGAGTATCTAATGTCACAGCCCATCTGTTTGACACTGCATCATAAACTGGGGTATCAGTAATTGTATATCTTGTATAAGTTAACTGTAGACCCATGTTGGTGTCTAAATGTTGGAAACTCCAACCTATCTTAGGCACCCAACTTAATTCTAAAGTTCTATTAGTAACACTTTGACTAATTGAAACTGTTGCAGTTGTTGGACTGGTAACTTCAATAATATAAGTGTTGGCAGCTACAGTGTCGCCTGTGACCAATTGACCAACATTATTTTGATCTAGATTAGTAGCAGTAAGAGTAGTACCACTAATAGCACCTGTTGTAATGTCTGTAGTGGTATAGATATAAATGGTCTGTGCGCCAATTTTATTATCATTATCACCAGTAGGAGTTGGTCTTGGAGAAGGTTTGAATGTGACCGTTTTTTCAGTAACACCAGTTACAGTGTAGGTCAGTACACCGCCAGGTATAGTTGTTTTCATTCCAACAACAGCTGGACGTTGTAGACGTTGAAGTTTTAGTACGTTTTGACCAGCTTGGTTTTCACCAGGAATTCCATCAAACCTTGCTCTACCTGTAATATTAGATGGGCTTGGATCACCTTTAATTGAGAATACAACGTCTTGTGCCCCAATTACTAAATTGGATATAGCGCGAGCCGGCAAGTCAGCAAAATTATAAGTTCCTAAATCATTGATATAGTTAGTACTCTCAGAACCATCTAACGTAAAGGTATGGTCACTGATAGAGGTAATTGTGTAAACTCTGCCGTCAACATCAGTTGTTCTAGGAGTAGTACTTGGAGGAATTGCAGGCAATTGCAATCCTCGAACACTGGTCATTTGTACACTTTCTCCAGTTGAGAAAGGGTGAGGATAATATGTAGTTACTACTAGAGGACCATTAGTTAATGTCCCACCTGGCAATCTTGCTCTAGCAATATTTTTAATAATAACTTCATGTTTGGTCAGTTTGAATGTGGCATTTCTTATAGGCTTGCTAGCCAAGCCGCCCATTACTAAATTTACAGCACCTTGGTTACCATCTGCATCTGGATCATCAATATACACTTGCATGATGTTACCAATGTCAGTTTTAACTCTACCAATTTGAATAGCTTCGTTAGGATCGCTACCTTCAGATTGTAAACCAACAATACCATAACAACTTGAGCCTGTTACAGAACGAATTTGACCGCCTGATCTAGACAAATAGCTGGCACGGCAATAGTATGTAAATTGACTAACTGCTTCTGCAACACCGTTGTTTTCACAAACTAGACCATAACCTAAATCGTTGATCATGGTAAAGTCATTAGACAACATAGATCTATTACCAGCAGTTTCAATTAAAATCTGAGAACCGTTTGGAATAAATCCTGCTGGCAAATAAGTATCATCAAGTTCAATTGGAGTAGTAGTACTCAATGTTAATGTAGCAGTTCCATTAGCATCTGGAGTTGTTGAATCAATAATGACATACTTTTTCTTAGCTAAGAAAAATGTGTTTGGAGTTTCAGGAGTACGCACAAGACCAGTAACAGTCATTTTGAGACCACTAGAACCTTGTGTACCAGTGAACGGATCTGTATAGCTAGTGTCTTGAACGTAGCAAACTTGGTTACCAGACATACCGTCAACCAATTGACCACCACCGCCTTCCCCAGCAAATACAGCGCCAACTTGTGCATATGGAGAACGTGTTTTGATTTGTCTATTTGGATCAAAAGACATAGCAAAGCCTTTGAATCCAATAAGTGTTAGGTTACGCAATTGGAATGCATCAGCAACCAATAATGCATCGCAGTGCTCGTTGTCTAACAAGAATTCAATTGTTGATGAATCTGGGATACCAGTTGCTAGTGGTTTTGGATCACCGTTGTCGTCAACAATGTCCATAATATATGTTCCTGGAGCAATGTTTAAATCTGGATTTGGGTCTTTGTAAACAATATTAACTTCACGCCCAACTCTGTAGACATTAGGTATTCCACCAACGGTACCTACAATAAACCTCATACCACTCTTTGGTCTATAAGGACTATTTTTAATTTCTAATTTTGTACTACCAACTACGTTAGTAGTTCCAACTGATCTAGCAAGTTGGTGGTAGTAGTGAGTGTTATACCAAAAGGTAGCACTTTGGCTTCGGTCGCCTCGAACAAACTTGAGCTGTTGAGATTTAACAGGGTCAACTGGACCTGGTTTTGGTTTAACTAATGTACGTCTAAATTCGTCACCCTTAATAGCACAGTTAGGTGGGACAAAAATTGGAGCTTCTTCAAAATATACACCTGACTCAACCATAATAGTAATTTCAGGTTTTGGTACAAAGAATCCTCTAAATCCAAAATCGACTTTAGAAGTTATACTGTAAGGACCATCCTTTTTGTTAGCTAATGAAATGCTAATAGTTCCGCCAGGAGCAACTTCTGGATTTGGCCATGTTACTAATGATTTTAAATTTAATTCAAAGTTATTAACATCTAAAGCATTAACTCTATGGATACCATTTAAATTTCTTGTGTCCAGTGATCCTAAGATAGCTCCACTAACTAAAACGTAATCTCCATCTTGAAATCCATGATTTTGTAAACTTACACGCACACGAGTTCTTGGGCTTGTAATTGGAGTTGTAAATGGCGGAGCCCAACGAGTAATTTGTTGTGGCGTAACTTGGTATGGTGTATTTTGTAATTCAACAGTGTCTATAATTCGAGTTGCATAGCGACATGCGGCATTCAATGATTTAAATGCTTTACTCCAACTGCGACCAATTTCTTCTTCTGGATAACCATAGATTGGATTTGGACGATCGTTGTCAAAATCCCAAATATCATCATTACCTTTTGTACTAACATACAAATTACCACTACTAGAATATGACTTAGAATCTACATATCCTTTAGTAACTGCTCTGTAATCTTCTTGTACAAATAGTGTTCCGTCTGGAAGACGATTGATACCAACATAGTCACCAGGGTGGTCATTTAATATTAATGGACCAGTCATCACGCCCATGCCCTTGTTTACAAAGCCAGTTGCTGGATCTAGTGTGTTAGTTCCCTGTAAAGAAAGTTTAGTATCTACATATTCTTTACGTGTTGCATGAGCAGGGTGCGTTGCTTGGAATTTTAAGAAAACATCATTCTTTGGAGTAACACCGTCAGATCCAACAACGCTAATAATTTTTGTACCAGCATTAACGTTGCCGTTATCTGGAGTAGGACTAATTTTGAAGTTCTGACGCATGACACTGCCGGCAGCAAGATCAAAGGTGCCCAACTTGTCAATATTGTCTCTGTTTAAGAAATTCTGATAAACCCATTTTCTAGTAACAGCATCTTGGTCATTTTCAGGATCACCAATAAAACTTAATTTAAAACCACTTCCGTCTAATACGTTTGACAGCGTAGGAGTTGGGTCTTGTCGAATTTGAACGTTAGCAATACTAAAGATTATTTTAGATGGATCAGTAGCTGTATCAATACTGATACCAATAGCCGCTTCTAAATCTCTACTAACAATCGTTTTTCCTAAACTGTCTAAGCCTAAAACTGTGTTAGGTCTTAGTGGTTTGATAACGTCAACTAAGTTATCAAATGTTAGTCCGGCCTCTAGACCTTGACTAGCGTAAAGTTCTTGGAAATTTGCATTAACTTTGGAAAACGCATCACGTATGCTGTCACCTGTTCCATCGTTACCTGTTAAACCAATATTAACGTCTTTTCTTGCCATTATTAACTCCAAATTTGGGTGATATACCAACTGTCCACTTTATTTACCTTATAGTTTTATAAACTTAATGTAAATAATGGCATGTTCATACGATCCTTTAAAGAAATTTCTAATTATGTTCGAAGCAGTAAATTAGGCAAAGAACATCATTATACTAGAACAAAAACAATTAATGTTTTTCGATGTGACAATTGTGACAGGGATTTTACAAGGGATCATGCTAAGATAGACCCCAAAAGACTCAGCAACAAATATTTTCATGTTTGCGGAGAATGTGACGTCAAAAAATTTGCCCAACGAATGGGCATTACTAAAAGAAAAATTTGGGATATGCCAGTTAGCAGTACATTGCCAATTGGTAAGATTTAAACTCTAAAACTTTCACCACATCCACAGCGGTCACGCTCATTGGGATTAATAAAATCAAATCCTTCATTAAGTCCGTTGCGAACCCAATCCATTGTTAAACCATTTAGATAAGCCAAACTCTTGGCATCGACCAGCACAATAAATTCTGGTTGACCAAAATTAGTGACTCCAGGTTCAGCAGTGTATTCATCCACATATTCGATAGTATAGGCCAATCCACTACAGCCTGTGGTTTTTACACCTATGCGAATACCCACGCCTTTGCCGCGTTTTTCTAAATTCTGTTTAATTCTCTTACGTGCTGTGTCGGTTACGGTAATCATTTACAGCCGCCTTAATAGCATCTTCTGCTAGAATACTACAGTGTATCTTTACTGGGGGTAATGCTAGTTCTGTGGCGATTTCGGAGTTTTTGATTGTTCCTGCTTCGTCGAGAGTTTTTCCTTTGAGCCATTCTGTAACGAGACTCGAGCTCGCGATAGCCGATCCGCAGCCATACGTTTTAAATTTTGCATCTGTAATAATACCTGTATCATTGTCTACCTTTATCTGTAGTTTCATTACATCACCGCAAGCAGGTGCACCAACCATGCCAGTGCCAACATCGGTATCGTTCTTGTCAAAGCTACCAACGTTGCGAGGATTCTCGTAATGATCGATTACTTTGTCTGAATATGCCATATTTTATGTCCTTTTAGAATTGTATTTATCGTAGAATTTTACAAGACCCTGTTTTAAATGTTCAACATCATCTTTAGTATTGTAGCAAGCCCAACTCAATCTAAGTATTCCATTTGGGAATTTTTCTTCTACAATTGGTCTTGCATTTAAATGACCATATTTTAATACAATTCCTTCGTTAAGTAAAAATTCTCCTACATAAGCAGGATGGTGGCCATGTACGTTGAAGCCAATTAAGCCACCTTTATAGTAACCTGGGTGGAATATTTCTATGAAGTCAAGGTCATTCAACATCATTTGAAAGTTTGCATTCATAAGTTTGTCATGAACTTTAAAACTTTCTAAATCATATGAAGTGAACCAGTCAATTGCTGAACCTAACATTACTACCCCTGCAATGTTGGGTTTGCCAATTTCTAATTTCCAAGGGAGTAGTGTACTATTGCTATCACCTAATATAGTAGGTTCTAACTTGTCTAAATACTTTTGTTTCCCGTATAACATGCCAACACCCGTTGGACCATAAAATTTATGTCCAGTAAATGTTAAAAAATCAATATTGAAATCTTGCACGTCTATTGTTTCTCTGCCAATGCTTAAACTTGCATCTAGCAAAGTTATCCCGTCATATTCTTTGACTTTATCAAATATACTTTTAACAGGTTGTACATAACCAATACTGTTAGAGATATGGCTCATACTGAACAATATCTTACCATCACAGCCATTGAGTAAATCTTCAAGATGACCAAGATCCATACTGCCATCTTTGATAACATTTACGGTTTCAAATCTAAAACCATATTCAATGGACATGTATTGCCAAATGAGAAAATTAGCATGGTGTTCACTTTCAGGAACAATTACACAATCATTTGAATGCCATTTGTGACAAATGCTCTTGGCAATCATGTTTATGCCATGATTGTTTCCTTGAGTAAAAATTATTTCGTTGTCTTTTTTAGAATTAATTAATAATTTTACTTTTTGTCTAATAAACTCATACTCATCCCTTGCATCAATTTTATTACAAATATCAAGGTAGGAATCCTTTACCTGATTAGGAATTATAGTTTGTGATGCACTGTTTAAGTATGTTTTGTCTGGTAAAGTAAAATCGCTTTTAACTTTGGAAAAAATCTTTGAGTTCATCTTTAATGTCTTGATATTCAATAAGTTCCAACACACTATCTTGATGCAGGGTTTTTAACAAGTTCTCAGCACTGACTTTATCAATGCCCTTGCTTTCTAAATACCATAGACTATGTTCGTCAATTGTAGTAACTTCACAACTATGATACGCCCGTACTTGTCCACAGTCAATAACCATTTGTGGAGTACTAAATGCTTGTGAAGTTTCGTCACAGACAATACTGGTATTAGTTACACTGGACACGCTGTCTATCATGTCTTCTTCAATTTTAACAATACCCTGAAAGACAGTTCGACTATTTTTTCCAGCAATACTGTTTACAAACGTGTTGCTCTCTGCACAAGGACCAGCGTGATAAACTTTGCTTATAATCTCACTGCTACCGCCAACCCCATTTTCTGCTAGACCAAAGATATTAATAACAGAGTTTTCGTATAGCTCACATTCAAATATATGCTTATTAAGTTTCCCGTCTTTAACAAAAATCCCAATATTAATAATTGAATTTGGTTCAGCAGTTACATTGTAAATAAAAACCTGTTGAGTATTTTTAGATCCATCGCATAGAATGAATAAGTCTAGCCTACTACTGTCTCTTCCAAGCACTTGTAAATTTTTGCATAACAAATCTGATTCAGTTGGATTCATACGTAGAACCATCAAGTCATCAGTATTTTCTTTTATCATTAAGCAATTTGCATCAATGACCTTAAATTTTTTACCAAAGTACTGTGTAGGACTGTTTGACCAATCTGGGTCTTGTGAATCAACTTTAAGAAAACTCTCGATAGCCATTTGAAATGATCCTTTTAATTATTTTCTTATCACCTGACTCCACGATTCTTCCATCTATGATAACATGCACATGTGTGGGCTCTATTGCTTCAAGGATCGTTGGTTGATGTGTGATAATGATAGCTGCCTTTCCTTTTTGTGAGAGGAAAGATTTTAAACTTTTAAATACTTCAGTTAGTGTGTCTAAGTCTAAGCCACTGTCAATATCGTCTAAAATTGTAAGAGATGGATTGAGCATGTATAACTGTACAATTTCATTTTTCTTTTTTTCGCCTGCGCTTGCTCCTACGTTGTAATCTCGATTAGACCATTCGCTTCCTAGATCAAATTGTTTTATTAAATTTTTATAATCATTAATAACGTCAGTTGATGATCTTTTATCATTTCGAGCATTCAAAATTTGTCTAGTTAAATTTAAATTTGTAATGCCATTAATTTCAGGTGGCTCCTGAAATGTTGTAAAAATTCCTAATTTACTTCTTTCATTTGGATCTAAACTGTTTAAAGATTTTCTCTTAAAGTTTATTTTACCTTTGACAACGCTAAGATCTGATTTGCCAGCAATAACACTGACTAAGGAACTTTTGCCTGAACCTGTTGGTCCTAAAATGGCGTGAATTTCGCCTTCATTGATTTCTAAATTGATATCTTCCAAAATTGGAATAACGTCGTAATTGACGGAGAGATTTGTAATTTTTAACATAATTGAACCTTATTGTTTTTGTAGTTTTTGGCCCACAGTAAACATTGTAGCACCAATATCTCTTTAAGTCAACTTTTTAATACTTTCACAATTTTATTTATCGAACAATCTACAGGCATAATTAAAAGACAAGGAGATTAAATTATGATTAAATTTCTAAAATCATTATTTGGTTCAGAGAAGCCGGTAACAGCAGAAGTTCCATATAAAGTGGAAGCACCTGCGACAACACCAGTTGTTGAGCAAGCTAGTCAAGCAGTTGTTGAATCAATTGCACCAGCTAAGAAAAAGCCAGCAACTAAAAAGGCACCTGCAAAGGCACCTGCAAAGGCACCTGCAAAAGCTAAGGCAGCTCCAAAACCAAAAGCCCCAGCAAAGACACCAGCTGTAAAGAAAGTTGGTACTAAGCCTAGGGCGCCTAAGAAGACTGCGTAACTATAAGTTATAATCTTCTTGGCAACAAAAAACCCGCCTAGTGCGGGTTTTTATTTGGGTGTTTACTTACTCAAGTATTGCTGTAGTCAAACAATGCCTTGCTGGCTAGGTTCTTAGCCTTGCTTTCGCACATAATATCAAATTGGTCATTAAAAGTCAAAGCCCAATCATTAACTTCTTTATTCCAATAAAAATTACTGTGTGCTCTAAGTTTTTGTTTTTTATGTCCAGACTCTAACAGAGTCTTGTGATCAGGTTTAGTCAGTGTGCAATGACCAACCAACACGTCTTCCCTGCTAACGCTATAGTGCATAGTAGGGCGAAGACCACGCCAACTGTCAAGTACTTGCTGTACTTTTGGGTCATTAGGCATGATGTATTCACCTTCTTTAATCCAATGATGATGGATATCAAGTACAATAGGAAGAAGGTCACCAAGAGACAAGCAAGTAGATAAACCATGGCTCATTTCCTCATTTTCAATGGTGATGCAATTTCTTGCTTCGGGGGTAAGTTTTTTGTAGGCAGCTCGAATACCTTCGGGACCGGCTCTACCCGAGATGTGGACGTTGATCTTAAAGTCCTGAAATTGTTTACCGTAGCCCATGTACCTGACCATATCTGCATGATATTCAAACTCCTCTATGCTTCGCCGAACAATGTCCGGATTATCACTAGCAAGAACAGTAAACTGACCAGGATGCATAGAAACACGGGTATTGCTTGCACGAGCACTATCCCCAATAAGGATAAAATTGCGTTCAAGATACTGGACAACGTCAGGCTTGCTCCAAAAGTAACTCCAATCAGACTGGGTATAAGCAGGAAGAATGTCGCTACTAAGGCGAACCATGCGGAGTCTTTCATGTTGTTTACCTACCCTTTCAACAAGCAAACGAGTCGCTTCTAAGTTCTGGACCATTAGATCCCATAGCTTTTGTTCAGCAACTTCTTTTGTTTGTTTATTTAACCAAGTTATGGTGGTAGCACCAGTGTTGTATTGCTTACAATCATCAGTAGCCCTGATACCATCTACTTGATCAGGAGTGTCGATCCACTTACATGCAAAGCCTATGCGCTTAATCATTTTTTACTTTCTGCGTCTACTACACGCTGTCTTAGTTCGGTTGTTGAAAAACTGTGCTCTCGTCGATTGAAATAAAAGTCCATATCAATATCATCGCCAGTAAATTCTTTACCAGCATATTCTTCTCCCAGTATTCTAATACTAATAGGATAAGAAAGCAATATGTCTCGAAGTTCTTTTTCAGTAGCATACACTACAACTTCGTCAACATACTTACAAGCCTTTAATTGTATAAAACGTTCAAATACTGTTTGGATAGGCTTGTTTTTGTGTGGTCTATCTATGGTTGGATCTGTTTGTAGCCCAACAAGAAGATAATCACAATGCTCTTTGGCTTCTTTGAGCATCATTACGTGACCTGCGTGAAACAAATCAAATGTTGAACATGTAAATCCAGTAGTCATTACCAATGCCTTATAACGCCTGCTACAATAAAAAAGTTTGTTATAATATATGTTAACACAATTGCAGTCCGAATGCAAGCGATTTTATCTGCTTCTTCATCCGAACTGCCGGATTTTTCACCCAAAGCCTTAGCCCAAAGACGCCAAAGTTTCTTAACCTTCGTAAACTGCTGAATTGCCCGCATGTTCAAAAACTTCTACTGACCGTAATTTAACATCAGAACCAACTGGGTATCGAGCACCAAACAGTTTTACTGTTTTGCCTGTTTGGTCTTTTAATTCCCAACCTTCGCCTCTTTGGAAAGTTTCCAAAATTTCTTGCATGGTTTTAAAAGCTAATTCGCTGAATTTTTCACATCCTACACCTTCTACGATACGGACGTCACACACTCCACCTTTATCTTGTAAGCCCAAACTAGCCATCTTTTCAAACATGGCACGATGGGGATCATCTTCAGCAATTACCAAAGTATGATCAAACATGTGGTCAGCCCACTCTTTAAATGCTTTGAGTCCGCCAAAGTCCATGACCCAATTTCGAGTATCCAGTGTTTCAGATTCAAAAACTAGTTTAATACCAATTGAATATCCGTGCAGTAATGAGCAGTGACTATGTGTACTACGCCACTGTCTAAAACAGCATGATAAGCCGCGGTCGTTACCGTATGTTTTTGTTGAAAGATATTTTGCCATTGTTGTTTTCCTTTATGAACAATGACATGCAGAATTTATATTGCGGGATGAATGCCTAAGGCCGCATATAGTAATTATACATTATTATTTAGGATTGTCAATCTTTTTGTTTATGTTTGACTCTAAATCTTTCAAAATTGTTATACTCTGTTGAACTTCAATTATATTGTCTTTTATGTCTTCAACAGAGTGACTGACTTCTTGAAAAAATTTAATAAATTCTAAAATAGTCCTAAGAACCCAAGCCCACCAAATTAAAGATATTGTAACAAAAATTATCCAACTGGAATAGAAAATGAATGGTATTTGTGTATTGAAAATTTCAAATAACGAAAAAGATCCAATAAGGAATAGTAGTGGACTTACCCTACCAAACCAAAGCCAATAAGTAGTTTGTTTTTTAATTTTGTCTGTTTTAATATGCCTATTCATGAATGTCCCCAAATGATGCCCATTTACCAGGCGAACCTGATACAATACATACCCAGCCTAAAGGTGAATTAATAGCAGGGGATTCGTTCCAAACTATGTCCCCTCTCTTGTAATTACCTTTTTCTGGAGGAGAATTATATACCATGAAAAGTTTATTACCAAATCTTATACCGCCCTTAACATCTAAATCTGCTTCAGGATGCTTAACATTAATTCCTACTTTGCCGTACAAACGAATTTCAGTGTCTGTTTTATATTCATGACCAACACTAACTATTCCTTTTGGATCTAATGTTACTAGCGTTTGATCACCAGCAGTTAGATCAAAAGGTCTATTATTATAGGTTCCAATTTTAGCACGACCATTGTCAACATCAATGTTCATGATTACGTCTTGCATAACATCGCCTATGGTAATAGTGCCCACAGGTTGTTCAACGTTAATTGATATTCTTTGTTGGTCACTGCTAAATGTTACAAAGTCAGCTAAACTTACATCGCCACTTACTGTTAAATGATGTAGTGTTCCAATTTCTCTAAGACTACTTTTTCTTATAGTTGAACCTAAAGAATTTTTTGTTAGTACATCAACATTGTCAATTTTGAAACTTTTATCAGCATGTAAATCAATATGTTCGCTACTAAAAAACTTGTCTGTTTTAAGAACAAATAATTTGGTATAGTCAGTACCTTTCCAAATGAGTCCACTACCGTTTGGATTTTTTGCTGTATCTACAGGTTGAAACTCTAGATACATTTTATCATATGTTCTATCTGAAGTTAATTCTCGAACATGTATTCGGTCAGCAGTTATTTGACCAGATACTTGTAAATTACCTTCAACTAGTATATTTCCTGTTAATTGCTTGGTAGTAATGTTGTCAACAATTATTTCATTATCTTTGACAATGAGAGAAGTTTGACTTGCTTCATCTTTAATACCAGTAGAAGCAAACGTAGAAATGGAACCACCTGAAATCAAATCTCCAGATAGTTCCCCTTTACGTATGTCCAGTTGATCTGGACGTATGTTTTTGATTAGCTGATTGCTGTTAAATGCAGGTCCTGCCATAGTTCCCTCGAGTACGCATATTTATTAGCGTACTAGATGGATCAAGGACGTTTTGCAATCACTTGGTCAGCAAGACCATTAGATACTGCTTCGGAGGCACTCAAGAACGTATCAAACTTCATAGTCTCAAACAGCTCTTCATAAGTTTTGCCTACAGTATTGTGACGTACATACAGTTCAGTCAAACGTTTGTTAATACGCTGTGCTTCTTCAAAGCTACGTTTAGCATCTTCAAATTGCAAGTCTTGTACGTGAATACTACCGCTTGTACCACGAGTACCTGAACTCACACGATGAATCATTGTGCGTGATTCTGGTAGTACTACTCGTTTACCAGGAGCCCCTGCTTGTGCAAGGAAACTGCCCATACTACACGCTTGTCCCATTACATAGGTACATACATCAGGTTTAATGAACTGCATAGTGTCGTAAATTGCAAGACCGGCACTCACGCTACCGCCTGGACTATTAATGTACAAGTGAATATCCAACTCGCTATTCTCACTTTCTAAAAATAGTAGTTGCGCAATAATTACATTGGCCATATAGTCTTCCACTTCACCGTTCAAAAAGATCACACGATCTTTGAGCAATCGACTATAAATGTCATAGGCACGTTCGCCTTGATTGCTTTTCTCAACCACCATTGGCACTAAACTCATTTTGTTTCCTTTATTGATATTTGTCATCTAATTCTACATTTGTTAATCCAGCAATCATCTGGAATCTATTCCAAGCGGCTTTGGCTGCTGGGTTTTTGTCCAACTCGCTGTTTGGTAATACTGCTTCTAGCCAAATTTCAGGACGTCGTTTTGGATGAGCTCCAAACTTACGAGGCTGATGCAATTTACCTTGATCATACAGTTCAGTACTAATCAAACGAAATTTGGCTTCTTCTTCAGGAGGATATCCAGCCCACTCAGGATTACTGTGACTAAAGAATCCACGTGTGTACGCATTTTCAGTTCCGCCCCCGTACCCCAACCAAATGCTTGCCCATTGTTCGTCATTGTGTGGATCAAAGTCTGTGCGTGTAATTAATACTAGCACATCGTCTAGGTCTACCACACCGTCAACGATATCTCTAACACAGCGACTATAACTAAGTCCAATTTTCATTATACACCTTTAATAAATTTAAGCAGGGCACGTGCCACTACTCTATCTTTCTCTTTCTCAACTTCAGGAAGTTGAGCATACGACTGCCGAGCAAGTGCGGCTCTCTTTTCTTTTTTCTCTTGTGGAGTAGGCGTGTCTAATTTTAGTTCACCATTATAATCTTTCATTGCAGTAATATTCCAACCATCGTGGATTGCGTCTGCAATTACTTCAATATTTGTTTCACCACTATTAATAAGATTTGATGCTGCCTTGGCACTTTCAATATTGGCAAGCCATCCAAAGTTAGCACCTGGAGTACTGCGCCCATAATGGTATGCATTATCCAATGCCTCGTCACTGACAGCTGCCAGCTCTTCAATATTTTCAAACAATTCTTTTGCTTTCATTTCTGAACCTTTAAGTAAAAATTTATGTAGGTCATCCATACGTTCTTGGAAAACATCCGGAGAACCTTCTGCCGCACGTTGCATATCCCAATTGCTAGGATAATGACGCAAACAATATCTAGCTTCATCTTTAACAGCTTTTGGAACTCTAGGTGTAGTTAAGATTCTCAATAAAAATCTCTGAGTCTGTACTACGGCTCGATATCGTTCATCGGGTAATGTCATCAGGAACCTCAATAAAATCATTGATGATCAAATTCAACGCTTCAATTCGAAGAATGTTGCCGCTTACATCTTCTGGATGTAACCAAAAGCCTTTTGGATTATCCTCTGTTTTAGGATTCTTTTTCCATTGTGCTAGTTCCTTTTTAAGGTAAGAACGGTAGTCTCGAAGATTGAGTGCGGTAATACGATCCGCTGTTTCAGCATCAATCCATTGATGAGGTTTGTGTTTTGCCTTGCTCATTTGTACACTTTCAAAATTACTGTATCTTCATTGAAGCGACCATTAAGTTTAACTTCAGTGGTCTTAACATCTTTTTCAAACCAAGTTTGGCAACGTTTTTGCGTGTTCAAATCTTTGAATGCTTTAAGTTGCTCTGCAGGTTTACGCACAGTCTTTTGTGTACTCTTGTCAGTAAAGTTAGTAATTGTTGTACCTTTAACACCAAATCCTTCACTATTACCAGCAATATACATACCAATCTTACGAGCTTTGGCATTGTATATAAACATATATTGTGCGCCAATAATAGTAGTTGGTGAGACTGAACTAATGCCCAAGCTGTCATCAGCTTTCAAATATTTTAGTTTAGCAACAATTTTCTCAGCAGGGACGATTTTCTTAGCACGTGGCTTTTTAAGAGCCTTTGCTTCCACTGCCAATTGATCACATGCAGTCATAATTGCTTCGTAGAACTCAATAAGTTTTTTAACGTTCTTACGTGGCAAATGGCTGTAGCCTTCTTTCAATTGCTCGTCAGCTTGACCACTTGCAAGTTCCAACAACTCAGTATGAGCTGGAATATAGTATTGCTTAATCAAACGTGCATGTGCGGCTTTCGCACCTTTACCACGCAACAAGTTTGGAATCTTAAATGCCTTAGGATCAAACGCATCTGGATCTCTGCTAAAGTCATCAATTGCAATATCAAGTTCTTCGCTCATTGCACCAGCAGTATCACGCAACCGCTCTTGAATAGTTGGAACGTATACTTCTACTTTTGGAGCAAGTTTAGCTTCTAAAGCCTCAGCTTCAGTCTTATCAAGTCCGCCTTCTTCAATCGCGTTCTTTATAGAAGCTCTCAGCCAATCAGCACTGTTTCGGCCACTGTTCCAGTCTGCACGAACTTCTGGCATGCCACGCAACAGACAAGCAGCCAAGCCACCCATTGTACTATTGCAACGGTGATCTTTAGTTTCTTTAAATGCCTTAATAGTATCTTTGTCGTAACCAGTCTTACTCATCCAGTCAATGACTTTGGGTTTAAGATCCTTACCACTAAATTCCAAACGATAGTATTCCATACTACGTCTAAAATGTAAATTGAATTGATCCGCAGTCATAGTTTCGAAACCATCCCAAATTGGGCTGTGATCTTTTTTGGCATTCTGACGGTGTGCGATTACTTGCTTTTTAGTAACACGGGATTTTTTAACTGGTGCTTTAGTGGCCATTTGGCGCTCCTCTAATTAACAATATGTATATATTATACATTCAGAATTGTTGGTTGTCAACAACTGATTTTACCGATTATTCGTCTGGCCATTCACTTGGCACCCATCCTAACTTTTGGAAATCTATTCGAATTTCTTCAGTGACAACGCCTTCTGGAACGTACTTAGTACGGGTTTGCCATTGTTCAAAAGTTTCACTATCCTTATCCCAATCTCCAGTTAGTCCGCCCATTCCGGAACAGTACCAATCAATATAGTCACCTTGTTGTAGCATATCTGCAACAATGCCACCAGCACTGCGCCAACTGCATGACCAAAACTCGTCTTTTAGTATTGGGAAGACATCTAGTCGTTGCCAGCGCATATTGCACATGGCGGCATAGATGTTTTGAGCATACTCATCTCGAGTCCGAGCTTTTTCCAAAATCCATTCAGTGGAACGCAAGTCGTACTCCAAATTGTTCTTTTGCCATTCTGGATCAACCATGTTTTCATCGTCTTGTTCACGAAAGGTTTTAAACAAATTTAGGTAATCTTCTCGTGGTTCTTCACCTTTTTCTTCGCAACGTTTGACGTATCCTTCTGCTTGGAAGGTATGGTGCTTGGGGCTTTTGCTGATCATATTATTAATTGGGGTATAGGTTTCTTTAAAGAATTACATTCTTTTTTAACTTCGCTAGGAACATTATGATAATATTCTATATGTTCGCAATCATAAATGACTATATTAGAATAATCAATGAAATTATAGAAAAGTACCATATATAAAAAACTAACTAGTATGGTAGCTGTTATCAGCCTCTCTAATGTGGACATTGAAACATTTAACTTTCTTTTGAAATTTTTGTTCTTTGTAATTCGAAATCTTCAACATCTTTAATAGACAACTTTAGTGTTTCAGAAAAATTAAGAGCTTGCTGTTTACTCATAAGCGTGGTAGTTTCGCATTGAACATACCCTTTAAACCAAATATCTCGAGTGAGTCGTAATCTAGCAACAAGTCCATTTACTAGATCTTTCCAAAACCAATCCCACTCCTGCAACCAAGGATTGTCGATATCGTAACGCTTTTTAACTGTTTCATTCCAGTAGTCAGTTTTAACTGTGGCGTAGGTGTTTACGCTAACTCCTGTTTCGTCTGCTTCCACTTCTACAGTCAGAGCATGATCTGGTTGCCCACACCCGCATACTACCTGATACCATTTTGAGTTACCATAGTCGTTTGTTTTTAAAATTCCTTCTGCGGGTTTTTCTGCTTTCATTGTATAATAGGTCCTTGAAATTTTTCTATTTTATCTCTACTATTAGAAATATTATCCATCATTTGATCAAATTCTTTTTCTGACAAAAGTGTTTTGTAAATTCTAAGAGCTTGGGCAAGCATAACCCCTGCTACTTCCATAGGACGATTGTCCTCTAACATGACGCTGGTCACAGACCATTGCTTTTGGTACAGTTCGTCTAGTCTGTCATTTTTCATTGTAATTTTCTATTATTGGTATTTTCTTCAAATGCTTCAAGTTTTTCAATTAATTCAAGGTCTTCCTCATCAAGCTCTTCAAAATCAATTGGGCGTGATTTCTTCTGTGCTTCACCAGAAGCAAACATATCTTTGATTGAAGAAATCAATTCATCCAATTCTTCTTGTGTGCCTTCGAAATTGTCAAAGCATCCAGGAGCAAACTCAACTTTCAAATTTTTAAATTCATCTTCGTTAAGTTCTTCAAATTTCTTATCTGTCATTTTTTGCCTTTTGATATTTAAATTCACGTTTAAGCCACCACTTGTATCTATCCCAATACTGCTTTATTGTATAAGGATCTTCAGAATATGTCAAGTGTTCTTCACAATTTTCCATCCATGTTTCTCGAACCCAATTTCTAAATGGTGAAAATTTAAGCATGATTTACTCCCCTAATCATATACTTCCCAAGTATCTTTTTCGCTATCCCAATGTCTTGTATCATAAAAGTGAACTTCCACTTCGTACCCAAACAAGCCCAGCATCAATCTAAGACCTGCGTGATCAGTTTGAAAACTGAGATCAAAATTCACAGTGATCAATGAATTTGTTTTATAGCCATTAAACTCTACAACTTTGTTTGTGTACAATAGTCGATGTTTAGTCCAAAGAGTTTTCCATCGATTACTCCAAGGATTTGAAAGAGAAAAATTAAAATTTATCATTTTATATTATGCTCAGTATAACATAAAAGAAAAGGGCCGTCAAGGCCCTTGTTCTTCTTTTTATCTAATTACTTGCCAACGTTAACATTTGCACCTGCACCAATTACAAGGGTATTACCCTTAAAACTAGATACTGCTTCTGCCATCTTAAGTGCCGCATCAGCTTGCTTCATACGAGCTTGTGCATCCATGTACTGGATAGCGCCAGCATTTGTATTAAGTGCCGCAATACGACGAGCTTCTGCTTCAGCAGTCTTAACTTCAACTTCCTTTTGCTTGAGCTCATTCTTAGCCTTGACCAACTCGTTAGCACTTGCCACAACTGAGTCAGCAGGTACAATATTACGAATCAACACTTGACCAATAACCAAACTGCCGTCAAGTTTTTCTTCAGCAAGTGATTTTTGGATTTGTTCTTTAATTGCCTGTTCCATTGACTGACGTGCATCTGCCATGTCCAATGCTTCGTACTTACGTGCTTCTTTGTAGATAGCATTACGAGTAGTTTGAACAATATAATTGTACATCAAGTAAATGTCGCCGTTATGTCGAGCGTGGAATGCTTGACTCTTTTGGCTGTAAAGTTCAGCTACTTGTGCTTGATTGATGTTATAGATAACCACAGCATCAAAGTCTTTCATTGTGCTATTATCTTTAGCCACAGGAGTCATGTCATCTAACTTAACATTAACGTCCTTAATTGGGAATGTAAGCACATCGCCAATCAACACTTGATTGAACGAGCCGGGAAGTAGTTCGCCTTGCTGGACTTGTTTGTCAAAGCCAACTCGAACACCAACTTCACCAGTTTCGATACGAGTGCAACCTGTAGCAAGAACTGCCGCGGCAAGAATAGAGAGAGTAAAAATACGTGTCATTTGATACCTTAAAAAAGAATTACAATCACAGTCATTACCAGCAACGCTAGTAATGCGACAATTATACTATACGTTACGGACTTAGTCAAGGTCCAACGCTCCTTGCCTTCCATCTTTCTCCAGGTAGTGATACCCAGATGAATTAGGAAGGCAAGGATAGCAAATGCTAACCAAAGTCTAATCATTGTGTGACCTTGAGTGCGGCTTCAACAGCAGCCTTAACTGCGGCATCCAACTGCTCTTGAGTGTATGCTTCGTCTTGAACTGTTTCCTTGAATGCGTCATCTGGATGTACACCCAACTCACCAATGACTTCATAACGGCAAGCACGACCCTTACTGAAGTCATAGTCTGTAGGAATACTAACGACATCACGAGGATTGATTTTGACAATCACTGTACGTTCGCCACTAAAGTGACTCAAGTAGTTTTGGCTACAGAAGTGCAAGCCAGTACTGCAAGTACGGTTTTGGTCATCGTCAACTTCGTTGCGGACCATCTCAACCACTTGACCAATGCCGTTATCCATTGTACCAGTATGACAATCTTTAAAGTCTTTACGAACTTTCTTGTAGGCCAAGAAGTGACCGTCGCTGGTAATTGGCAAGTTGTTCTTTTCCAAGAAACCGTACAGTTCTGTAACAGAACGCATTGATGGATTTGCCATCAAGTTTTCCATAAACAGGATAAGCGGTTCAACTGGTAAGCCTTCTTGCAACATGCCAATCATACGACTTGACAGAGCATTGTGGAATTCTTTACCTTTCCAGAACAACTTGTCGCCCTGTACTTCAACATTGCCCTTACCGTAATTGATAACGACTTTCTTAGGATCAATAGTATCCTTAACAGTTTCCCAATCACCCGCTTTAATTGCTTCCAATACCTTTTCATAGGTAATGTGAGTCTTAGAAATAGTATGCGGTTTGTTGTCAATTACTACAACAATGTTTGAACCTTGGACCAAAAATGGATATGACATCTTAAACACCTTTCTTTGTGTCGATCAAATTAATATATTCAGCTACCGCAAGATTATTCATACGGTAAGTTTCAAGGCCGCTCAACAGTGGGTAACGGTTAAGAACTGCGGCACATTCGTTCTCAATCGTTTGTTCAAGTTTGGAAAATTCAAGCTCTGTAGCATAGCGTCGGCAAAGACGTTGTAACGAAGCTTGACTATAACCATCAACTTTAGTTACGCCTTTAAACATTGTAGCCACCTTCAAATAGGGACTAGCTTTGTTTTCGACGTTGTCTGCAATAGTGTTATGATACTGCAAAATTGCCTTTTTGTCAAGAGCGGAAACTACCAAACGTTTCAAATCATCTTCTTTAACATTGGACAAGTATTGTTTCAAATGTTGTTCAATATTAACCCAGTTCTTTTGAGTTTTGATAAATTCGATATCTGTTTTACGTACACCGTAAACTTCAACATTCAACATACCAAAACCACAACGCTTCAAGTCTTCTGCAAACTCTTTAGTGCTGTTCAATCCAAAATCACTAACAATAGCAAAGCCACTCAACGGCAAGTAATAGTAAGTGTCCTTGCTGTCAAAACTATCAGCCTTGCCAGCATCACGCCAAACCATTTCTTTACTAGCATAGTATCCACCACGACCACGTTCTTCCAAACGCATAATGGTCACGTTCTTGCCAGTTGCAGAGTTAGATGCACGTTCCTTCACCATCAAGTCACTTGCGTTCACTACAGTTGGAGGATTAGACAATGCTTTCAAAAATGCATCAAAACGAGCAGGCTTAGCCTTATCAGCGGCACTCATCACATACACAGTTTGATAGTGGTGAGTACCTTTAGGAAACTGCGTGTTATTGAAGTGGAACTTAGCACGAGACAACGCACCAATTTTGGTATCGTTCTTGATAAAGTTCACGCCTTCGCTAACACGAATTTGCCAAGCCTTGTAAGCAACATCAGTTGAGTTCTTTGGATGAACAGTATAGCTATTCAAATTGCTAGTACCCTTTGAACCAACATTCTTTTGGAATGCCAAAATTTCAATGTTGTACTTTTTAGCCAACTGCATGACAGGGAATTCAAATTCCTTACCACGCATGTAGTAATAACTAGAGTTAGTTGCATCAACCAAATCAAACTTAGAGTCAATAACGTACTTGCGAACAGCCGCTTGCCACAATGTATTTTCTTTCTTCTTCAACAGAAAGAAAGCACGTTCCCACAAGTTTTTAATCTTGTTAGCTTCTTCAGTAATGTGTATAGCCAATTGCGCATTCACAGCTTCCAACTTACGCTTAATGCTGTCAATTGTTTGCGGAATGTATGACAAGCCTTCACGTGATGCTTGGAAGTCCAATTCACCAATAGCAAAGTGCATTTCCAAACCACAGTTCAACAATACTGCAACATCGCCCAAGTCCTTTTGGTTAGCTTCTGGAACTTGCACAGGGTAGGCAATATTACCCATGATAGCAACACTATGGCGATTTGTTGTTGAATGTACACCAGGAATGATGTTTTCAGTTTCGTATTCAACATCACGAAACTTAAAATCACTCACACCGCCAATAACAGGACGAAGTTTAAAGTAAGTAAAAACTTGACGTGCTTCGTCGTGGAACTTTGAAAAGTCCCAACGGTCATTAACACTAAATTTAACTTCAACACCTGAAGGTTCTGTAGTTTCTTCCTCGCCCATCTTAGCAATAGAAGGAACACCTTCAGCATTAATGAAAGCACTGTAGATACCTTTAATGCCATCTTTGATAGCAGTTACGGTAAAGTTATCAGTGTAGCTGAATGGGCTCTTAGAACCCAAACCCAACGCACCAATAAAGTCGTTACTATTAGTTTTAGTAGACTCAAAGTAAGTGGTGTAGATGTTAGTCACTTGATCATGTGACAAGCCAGTACCGTAGTCGCGAATAGCAAACCAAGGCTCTAATTGATTTGGAAGATGGATATCAAAAGGAGTTTCACTACGACCTGCCGCTACATGACTATCCACTGCGTTACATGACAGCTCACGTACAATAGCACGGATCTTGTTAGCATACAAGCCTGAGCTCAAAATGTTAAATGCTTTAGCACTGTTGCGAATACGGAATTCGCCAATTTGGCCAACATTGCTCAAAATAGCTTCGTTGTTAGGAGCAAGATTAAGAAGCATAGAAAACCTTTCTGTGTTTGTTAGTGTATGTGTAAATTATATAGGAAAAACCAGTGGCAGTCAACCACTGATTTTACCAATTTGAAGGCGTTCAATCTCGTCAGCCGCCTCTTCTAAGAGATCTGCAATACGATCTGGCGCACCTTCTTGAACACTCTTTCGGTCTTTGATTTGTCGCCGAATCTCTGCCCGCTTACGTAAACGATATACTAGACTTTGCGCAGACACTGGTAGTTGACTTTCGTCTTTCATTATGACCTGTCCTTATATCTCTCTTGTCGTTCTGCTTCATGTTCGTCACACAATGTTTTAATCCAAAACCCATGTCTTGTTTGTCCAGGATTCCCACATATTTCACAGGTAGTGCTTGCCCAATTTTCTGCCATACGGACCATGCCGTGAATATGATCATCACCGCCTTCGTAATAAAAACGAAGTCCACCAAACTTTTCTTTAATCTGTACAGCTACTACCTGTTTGATCTCTTTGTAGTTTCCATATCCGTTATCTACGTTTTTATTATTCCAATCAATTCGAGATTGTATTTCACTACAAAGAGTATTAATGATAGGATACCAACCATCACCACATTCAAAACCCCAACACATTAATGTTTCTTTAGGATCACCATTACGATTAGCAAATATCTTAGGATATTTTTCTACTAGATTTTTATCAAATTCTTCTTTCATGATACTCTCCAAATTTCTTTAAAGCCTTCTTCCTCAGTAGGCATTTCAAAATTCCAAACCATGTCAAACAATACTGCTTCTGGAATAACTTTTCCTGGACGTGTTTTTAACCGACGTAGATGTTCTTCTTCATCAGGAGTTTGAAACACTACAGCAATATGTTCATAGTCAGGCAACATATTAAATTTACGTCGACGACTGGTCCACGATGTACTAGTTTGGTCCCAAATAATATCTTTGCCTGCTTCTCGAGCACGAATAACTTTCTCAGCCATCAAATCAACAGCAGTTGGCATGTAGTCGTCAAATACTTCACTATAAGTTAAGCCACACTCTTTGGCATAATCTTCAACAAATTCATCTGTAGAAACTACTACACAGTCAACTGCCCAATCTTGATTTTTAACCCAGGTACTTTTTCCTGAAGCTGGAACACCAATTAATTGATAACACTTAGGCATTTTCTTCCTTCTTATGATGACCTTTAACTTCGCCCTTCAAGGCTCTTTGAATAGCGTCTTCCATTTCAATTACTATCCAACCAGTAGCGTCCATGCCTACATCAATACAACGATATTTTTCCATACCGCTTGTGTTTCCGTGCAAATGTCCGTGAAAGTGTACACTGCCTCTATGCATCTGATCCCACTCTGCAATAGGATAGTGAAACATAATTACCTGTGTGCCCTTATAGTCAATCCAAAGGTACTTGTGTACTTCTGCAAAACAACTACGAAATACTGGATCGTGCAATGCCTTACGGTCATGATTGCCTTCAATCAAAATCTTTGTGCCATTCAAACGGCGCATAATTTTAACTGCTTTGTCAGTGGGCAAGAATGCAACATCACCCAAAATATAAACTGTATCTTCAGGTTCGACTATTTCGTTCCATTCTTTTACCATAGCTTCGTTCATGTAATCTACATCGCCGTTATATCGTGCTCGGCTAACTGGACAGAAATTCATAATGTTTCTATGTCCAAAATGCAAATCTGATGTTATATATGTTTTTGTCATGTTCAAATTATAACAGGACTAGATGGTTTTGTCAACTAGTCCTGTTACTGTAAAGTGTTGTATTTCTACAACAGTTATTTAAAATGCATCGTAATAGTTGTAACTCTTTTCCTTGATTTTATTCAAGGTTAAAACAGCGCCACCTTTGACGAAAACAAATTTTCCAGTTTGACTATCAATCTTCTTCAAGTCAACTGCTTCAAACCGCAAACGTTCCCAGTCCCAATCCAAATCTCCTTCATCACCTTGCTGTTCAGCAAAGTTTTTGTAGTGTATTTGAACTTGACTTTGCAGTGGATTACCCTTCCATTGTTGGCTTTCCAAATCAGTATCCTGCAAATCTTCGCCATTAATTTGAAGTTTAATCTCAAAGTTATTACCACTGTCAAATTCTGGCTTGACGTTCAGCATACGCAGAGCATCTTCAGGACCTTCATTATAACGATTCATTTCTTCAACAGTTGCTTTCAACATGTCAAAGTTAAACTGAGCAAACAATGATGCAATTTGGCACAACTTTTCAGTGTGCTCCAACAAGGCCGGCTTTAAGTTATCGTTACAGTATTCAACAATAAAATTGGCATCCAAACCTTTGTAGTCCAACATGTAGTACAAACGTCCTGGACGATTCCGCATGTGTTGGTCAATACGCCACTTGTCGTTGCAAGTCAAGACAAACAACTTCTTGCTAGGGAACACACCATCCAACAGAGTCAATGCTTTCTCTTGATCATCGCTATCGTAGACCTTTTCAAACTCATCAAACAGAACCATACATGGTTGTTCAATCATTTGCATGAACGCATTGAACTTGTCACCAACCCATGGGGCATTGATAACAATACATGGAATCTCCATACGTTTGGCAGCTTCAATTGCCAAGTTTTTAGCCAGCAATGATTTACCAGAACCTTTTTCGCCAGCCAACATTACGCCAGTTGACGAACTACGATCCATAAACGTATTCAAGATACGGTCTGTATTTTTATCAAGGTCTCCATAACGCTTACCTTTAATTTCAAACGACTCAATGTGTTCAAGGTACAAAGGCCCGTCCATAGGCATCTCTTTGACCACGTAGTTGCCTGCTGGCAACATTTCATGTAGATCCATTGCTTCTTTGGTAGAAACTCGGAACGTGTTACCAGATTTTAAAAAGTAAGACATGTAAATCCTTTAGTGTGTCTTTGTTTAACTATACTTGATTGTAACAACTACGCTGGGCAGTGTCAACTGATTAATAGCCACGAATTTTACGAAGCCGCTCAATCTTCTCATAATCTTCACGACATTCTTTTGAACAAAAAGATCCTTCAGTAGGTTCACCACAATCTGCGACTAAACAAAAACCAGTTTTCTCAGGAACGGCTGCTCTTTTGGCTAGCCCTTCTTGCAAGAACAAATTGGTGAATCTTTCTGCTTCGTCTAACGGATCACTCATTAGTAACATTCCTTATAAATGGTATATTGAGGTTTTGGATATTTTTCTAAAAACTTTTCTTCTTTAATGTACTTGTTCATATCACCAGCATTGAAGAACATTTTGTTAAACACTGTGACATGTTTACCGTCAATTACTTCTGTCACTGTGAGATAATTACTTTTCGCTACACCTGCCATTTTAGTTCTCCTAGTTTATTACGTCCAAAGTCCATCTCTAACTTTAATGAGACGAATCATCATTTGTTCATCTTCCTTCTCATAGTCTGCTTCAATCTTTTGAAGTAGCTTATGCGCTTTATCACTTTGTTTTTTGAGCACAGGATCTTTAGGAGTTTTCCAACTTAGTTTACCACCGTTAGCAATACGCTGTGCTTCACATGCCGCTGTCCAACCACTTGCTTCGTAAGGGTCCGGACGATTGCGATATGTTTGCGTCCACCAAGTATACAAGTCCAAAATCTCTTGTGCCTTAACGGCTTGCGGAGTAAGTTCGCCTAGACCTTTAAAGTCTGCACCAACTTCTTCTTCTTTCCAACGAAGTTGACGTTGCCACTCTAAGTTAGCAAGTCCACACTCTGCATTACGCCATGTACGCCAACGGAACCATCCTGTAGCATACCATGGACTCTTAAATTGTTTACGTGCTTCTTCGTCCCATACAATATGCCACCATGCTAGTTCTACTTCCACAAAATCCACAAGCTCATTAAACAAACAAGGAAGAAAGCGGTTACCAACATCGCACCACTGACCAGGCTTAATGTCTCTGGGATGAGCAGTAAGACTGTGAGTGCGAGTGACAAACCGATTGTTGATGTAGTATTTGATTTCATAAAGTTTATCAGTGGGCCAGTAGACAATACGTTGCAAAATGTCCAGACCTTCTTCAGCCAACCAGTAACGAAAATTGTGTTTCATTTGTGCTGTGGTAGTCCATTCATCCCATTGTTCGGCTGTACCGGCTTCTAGTTTCTTAGTACCGCGAACCCAGTCTGCAAATTTGCTACATGTCCAATAGTGATTTCTCATAATGTTTGGTGCGACTGCCCGGAATCGAACCGGGATGCCTGTGGGCGAGAGATTTTAAGTCTCTTGTGTCTACCTATTTCACCACAGTCGCAATGTCCTTGTAAAGTGTTCTATATTATATATGTGTTTGTTATTTTTGTCAACTATGTATTTTGGTGCCTGCACCCAGAATCGAACTGGGAAGGATTTCTCCGGCAGATTTTAAGTCTGCTGTGTTTACCGATTTCACCATGCAGGCAATTTTTGGTAGGAGTGGCGGGAATCGAACCCACATTCGCCGCCTTATCTAGACGGTGCTTACAGAGGTATAAGCTCTGCCCTTAGGCCAATATTAGCAACACTCCCTTAACTTTTTAAGAGTGTTGTAATCGTATTCGTGGGATTAAAGACAAGTAGACAACTGAAGAAGGAATCTTCTTACTGGATGCAAATTGATATGCTGTTGTCTTCATAGTACTCTATTTATCTTTGTAAAACTACCTTAGGTAGTATTTTTGTAACTTTTTTTAGTAATCTTTTGATTACTGGATGATTTGTATCGTTGTTAAATGTCTGCATGTAAACCCAAAGGTTTACGCTGTGTTCAATCTTTATTTTACTTGGATATTGTATTAATGTCAATACCTGATTTAGGTCTGCAAAGTCCAAAAGTTCGTTAGCAATGTTGTGACTATAAGCATCAATCTCATCTTTGTTAGCCAAATATGCTTCATCATCATCTGGATCATCATAGTCTACATCTTCCCAAAATCTTGCTCTGTGCTGTTGTTGATGAATTTGCTCATGTGATAGAGCATCACAAAGTCTTTTGGTTATTGTGGAAAATAATTCTTGATCAAAAATTAAAAAATTATCGTAAGGATTATAAACTAGTACAATTTCAATACAAGGACGATCCATACTATCCAATTCTGGATCATAACAAGCACTTACATTTAAATCGCCAATGTCTACTTGACTTGCTTCAGCTTGTATAATATCTGCTCTAAATTTACTACTAATCAATTCACCAATTATAGAACTAATTTCTCCTTTATACAAAGGAAAACCAATTAGTTTACTCTTCAGAGGCTCCATCAGTTGGAACATTTGAAGTCTGGTCACTGGGGTGGTTATCCACTTTTTTCGTAAGCGTGAATGACCCATCATTATTATCCTTCCAAATTATGGTATCGCCAAAGTCCCAACCCATTTGAGATAGAACTTCTGGATCAAATTGCAAGTAGTGTTCGTCTGTCTCTTTGTCGTATTTAACTTCTGCTGTATAACGAGTCATAATATAGTCTATTTTTGTTTATGAAGATTGAACCAAGATAAAACCTCTGGACCAGAGTATGTTGCCATCTTTTGTGTATGAGGTTTTAGCATTTTTACCAAAAGATTGTAATGATCTTGTCCGTTGTTTAGTTTAGAAATAATGCCGTCCCACTCTCTGTGACCAAATGCATTACTAAAATATGCAGTAATAAACTCTTGATAACTACGATTTTTCATCGTTGGGGTGGGCCAAATTGACAAATACTTTTCACAAGCAATCAGCAGAGCTTGTTTTTTGGTCATGTAAATGCCATTCCATACGCACAATTCAGTATGTGTCTTTTCGTCTAGATAAAATACTGGACGTGGATCTAGCAAACTCCAACTGTGGTAATTAGAATGCGTTTTCATAATTTTCATCTATGTTATTAAATGACCAATCATACTCTTCAGGATTGTCGAGAATTGATTGCATTAAATCACAATCAACAGTGTATCCATAACTAACATATTTGACAATTCTTTTTACAATAGATCGTTTGGCAGGTCCAACAGATACAATTCGTTTTTCTTTTATATGTTCAAATGTGTGGTCAGCACCAACTATTTGGTAGCCATCAGTTACCAGTTGACAAATAGTAAAGTCAAAATGATCAATTACATCTTTTGCAGAATCAAAATAATTTTTTCGAATCAATTGGATTCGTTTGAGATCGTCATCAATAACAAGATGCAAGGTCAATGCGTTTTCACTGGTGTAGATGATACTAGCATGGTTGCGCATGAGTCTGCCAAACACTTCATCAAACTGTCGCAAATCTTTGAAAAATATATCAAAGTCACTGTCGCCAACTGGGTTACCACTAAGCCAAGTAAGTACAGCACCGCCAGCAAGCCAAGGCCCGCTAGCGATATCAAGATCAAGTATTTCAACTAAAGACTTGTCCTTGTCATGAACAACAGACAGTTTTTTGTCAATACGTCCAAATATTTTAGATAAATCTCCGTCAGTAACAAATCCCATGTCTGTTGCCTTTATACGTCAAAACTAAAATTAGGATCAAACACTTCAGCTTGGTGTTCATATCCTTTGTAACCACGTGGGTTACTCAGTACACGAGTAGTTCCAATAGTGTAGTCAACTGGATCGTGCATGTGACCATGACACCATACCTTAATGTTGGGATGGTCTAAAATAAAATCACCTAGTCTGCTGTGATATCCACCATTCATATGAAATTCATTTTTGTAATATTCATTAACACTCAACTCAGTTGGTGCGTGATGACTTACTACAACAACTTTTTCATCAGGATGAGCTTCTAAAAAAGTTTTTAATTTTTCCATTGTTTCGTGAAACACGCCTTTAGCATAAGCAGGAGTGAACTTACTAGTGTAATAACTGTCTCCCCAAGCGGTATCAACTTTGATACTGTTACCAAATTTAATTGAACCACTAAAATCAGCCATGCGTTGTTTAAGCACACTGGCAGTGATAGGATCGCCTTTGTTCATATCAGTCCAAAATGTGCCACCAAAGAACCACACGTCATCAATCTTGATTGATTCTGCTTCTAAGAAGTGTACGTTGTCTGGCAGTTCACGACCTATTCGAATATGTGTGTCGTCATAGCTGTTGCTATAGTGCTCATGATTGCCTGCAATATAAATCACATGACGATACTTGCACAATTCTTCATTGATGAATCTACGATATCTATCAGCAATAAATGTATTTTGTTTAGCATTGTCAGCCAAACGTAGGTGACCAGCTTCCATGATATCCCCAGCCATAATGAGTACATCACCGCCTGGCAAATTAATGTCCTGGAAGTTGATGTGCATGTCGCTGACTAGATTGATTTTCATTTCAAACTTTCTAAAAGTGGTCCGGCGACCAGGAATCGAACCTGGATTAATAGCTTAGAAGGCTACTGTTCTATCCGTTGAACTATCGCCAGTTATGATATTTAATGAAACATAGACGAGCGAATTCGACGTTTCGCCTGCTCTATATCATCAAGTGTCTTACTGTTCAATTCAATAGTGTCATTGGGATTAAGCCCTGTTAGATTGGTATCTTCATCCATACCCAATTCTTCAAGCAGTTCTTGTACAGGAATTTCGGTTTTTCCTTGAAGTCGTTTAACAAACAAAATGTCCAAGATTTGGCATTTCAGCTCAATTAGTGCTTTATCAATAGTGTTCATACATGTATTATATGCTCTAACGATATATTTGTCAACACCATAAATATGGATATAGTAAAAAATGGAGCGATTATGAACGAAATTTTTAAATTAATTGGTGATTTAGGGTTCCCTATAGCTGTTGCGTTTGCGGGCGGGTACTTTGTATATTTGACTATCAAACTTCTGTTACAGGGAGTTTTGGGCAGTATCAAAGGTATGGCAGGTATTATCGTAGCATTAGATAATCGTGTTAAAACAATGAATCACGACGTTATTCGTATTGATACTATCGTATCTAATGCGCTAGGTCTACGTCCGGATGCTGATCGTATTGCTCGAGCAGACGGAAAGAATGATGCAAGAAGGGATTGATAATGCTACACTTTGATTATAATTGGGATTGTTCACCTAACGGTATTATATTAGATGAAGAATTTAATTCTGATAAATTGGGTTGGCGAGCAGGGGATCTATTTAAGTTTACCAATGTTAACGGTAAACAAATATTACAGAAAATAGAACCAATAGAAGCTTTTGTTAGGGGATATAAACCAAATGTTCAAGAAAAATAAATGGGAAGCGTGGTATGATGCACAACCGCAACATATCAAAGACTGGATGGATCAACCTCAGGCTATATGGTATGATAGTGACATGTGGCGAGCGGGATTGTTTGGTGTATTTTTAGGAACATTAATTGGGCTTGCTCTTTGAATCATTTCTAGTATTTTATCTTTTAGAGATACTAATGTTAGTAGCAGTAGCTTTTTGGTATCATTATGAACCAAAAAAACAAGTAAAGAAAATATATAACCCTTGGGGATTTTGGAATAAGGAGTAATAAATGACTGAAATAGTAGAGTTAGTAAACAAATATGGATTTCCCATTGTCATGGCAGTGGGAATGGGTTATATTATCAAATATGTATGGGAATGGTCAACCAAAGAAGTTAAACCAGTCATCTCAGAAGCCAATACAGTTCTTATCGCTCTAATAGATCGTATCCGTATGTTGGACAACGATTTGATTCGTTTAAACCAAAAAGTTAATACTGTGTTACACCTACGTGGTAAGATGATTGAAAGTGATCGTGTTATGGAAGGTGTTAAAGTTGAGCGTGAAGCTTCTGAAAAATTTCAAGAAGCAGTTGCACATGACGGTAAAAAAGAACAACCTAAAACTATCAAACGCAGAGATGACATTGATCCTGATGATGTAAAAACTGCGGCTGCAGGCGAAGGTTAATTATTTAGAAGTTGCTATAAACACGCCGTTCCAATCCTCAGGCAATGTTTGTGTTAATTGGAACTCGCAACGTTCTATCCACATGTCATAGTAACCAGTCAATCTACTGTCAAACTGATCTCTAAGTTGTTTGCACATACTGATAGCCATGTTAAATTTTTGTGATCTATATGCATTATGCATAGCATCATGTATCTTTTTACTCACATGATACTCAGCAGTAACATCATCTAATACTGTATAGATAGCAACTCCCACACTCTTACCCTTAACAGCCAGGTCATCTACTTTTAAGAAGAAGAAATCATCACCACATTGTTCCACAGTTGCACCGCCAACTAATAATACGCATCCATATTCTTTACACTTGCTTTCAATACGTGCGGCTGTTGACACTGCATCACCTAGTACATCATATGAATGACGACGAGTTGATCCCATCTCGCCAATATAACCTAAACCAGTATTGATACCAGCACCCATCTTGACTCCTGGACGTCCTTTAGCCTCTAATTCAATGCTGAACTTTTTAACAGCTTTCAACATTTTAAGTCCAGTAGCTACTGCTGTCTTAGCATGGTCAGGATCATCAATAGGTGCATTATGAATATGCATACTTGCATCACCAATGTACTTGATAATCATACCATCTGCATCTAGTACAGGTTGTGTAATAGCATCCATGTAGCCGTTCATAACTTCAGTTAGACCTTTAACGTCATCACCAAAACTTTCACCTAATGGAGTAAATCCACGTAGGTCTGAAAACACTATAGATACTTCACGTTTAGTTCCGTTCTTGATGATGTCTGGATTTTCTTGTAGTAGTTTAACTACTGTAGGACTTGCATATCCCTCAAATTGTTTCTTAATTGCCTGCTTCTGTAAGAACTCGCTTACAAACTTAACGCCATAAGTATGAAGAGCAACGATAATAAGCCCAAACGTGATTGCAGTCGCGTCTGATAGGATGAGCCAATTAGTGAAAGCGTACATAGTACCAGGAACGACGGCACCAACAATAACC